ATCACGACATTTGCTAAGACACAGACATTGGACGATGTTAAATTCTTAAGTACCTTACTCCCTGACGAAGTTATAGATATTGTATTTCATGGGTATGAGAGGGCGGGCAACTTACTACGCTGCCCTGCACTTTATGACTATTGGGAAAATGCAAAGCTAAATATTTTATATTTAGATTTAATTGATGAAATGTTATTAGAATATGTAGATCCACCACCAGAAGGTGTGGAAGAAGTGGATACAGAATATTTAAGTACAATGATTATGGAAAATGCTGCGGCATTAGGAGGATAGGAACATTTGTGGTTTAGTTGGAATTGCGTCTAGTCGTTTACTTGTTACAGACACTAAGGTGTTTAGAGATTTATTATATTTTGATCAAATTAGAGGGCCTCATTCTACAGGGGTGGCTAGTGTTGGTACTACAGGGGAATGTCTTGTATACAAACGAGCTTTAGCTGCTTCTGATTTTGTACAACTTAATGGCTTTAATGCACGAGCCTCTCATGCCACTACTTGTCTTATTGGACATAATCGCTATGCTACGATGGGAGCTAAGGATGATAATAATGCGCATCCATTCCAGCATGGAGATGTGACGTTAGTGCATAATGGAACACTAACCACTAAGACTGTGCATAAGGCTAAAGGGGAGTTTCCTACAGATTCAGAGAGTATTGCTTATGCCTTAACGGAAGAGGGTACAACTGAGGAGGTGTTAGAGCGCTTAGAAGGAGCTTATGCTTTAGTGTGGCACGATGCCAGTGATAACACTCTACACTTTGCACGTAACGCTGAGCGCACTCTGTATATAGGTTTAATGGGAGGGGATTTGGTGTGGTCTAGCTTAAAGGGAGCGCTACAGTTAGCAGCAGAGCATCACAAGGTTAATCTAACTGATGTTGAGTTGCTACCCACTGGTGAGCACACTATCTATGATTTAGATGCACTGGCTTCAGGAGGTACTGTGATTGAGTTCACTCCAAAAAAGCCACGTATTCGTACTGGGACGAGGACTACTACAACAAAATCTGGGGGGTTTAGAAGCCGTATTGGTGAACTTCTTACGGGGTATCTTTTTCAAGTAAATGCTACGGGATTTTTTAGAGCAGCTACGTATGGTGGTGAGACTTTAGAAGGTGTATGCCCTACTAATAGTATTGCTAAATTCCAAAGAGCTTTAGAAGATGGTGATCAGATTAGAGGTAGAGTTAGAAGTAGTACCTCTCGATGGCTACATGGGGAGCATAAGATGGTGCATAATCTACAGAGTGGTGAGCTATCCGTACTAGGTACAGCAGAGGTTGCCACTATAGATACATGTGTTATCTGTAAAAAGAACATCACTTTCAATGAAGTTGCAGAAGAGCATCAAGGTGTACACTATCACACTAGATGTTTAGACGCTAAACAAAAGGTCATGTAATTATGAGAATTGGAATTAAACGTAGTGCTGTTAGTGATGGTGCTAGAGAATTAACAAGTACTTTACAGGCTAGAGGGTTCAATGCTAGACGATTGTTATTACAGGGTAGTAGATTTGTACCTAGGCAAGAAGACTTAGTAATCAACTGGGGGGATTGTGGTAGTAGTGAGTTGGGTGGATTGAATGTAGATACATCACAGGCAACAAACAAGCTATCATGCTTCCACGCCTTAGCTGCCGCTGGTGTCTGGATACCAGAATTCACTGATGACATACATGTGGCCAATACATGGCTCTCAGAAGGGTGTACAGTGGTCGCTAGACAGCATTTGCGTGGATCTAGTGGGTCTGGTGTAGTTATACATGATGAAGCAACAGAAGAGGTTATACGAGCCCCGCTATACACTAAATACATTAAGAAATCTAATGAATATCGTGCTCATGTATTTAATGGTAAGGTGATTGATGTACAGCGTAAGGCTAGGAACACTGATGTACCAGATGAGGAAGTTAACTGGCAAGTTAGAACACACGCTAATGGCTTTATTTACATGCGAGGGGACACAGAAAGCCCGGTGTCTTTGCCAGATGACATCAAAGAGATGTGTGTAGCGTCTGTTGAAGCCTGTGGCTTAGATTTTGGTGCAGTGGATTTGATCCACAATGGACATTATGACAAGTATTATGTACTTGAAATTAACACCGCCCCCGGAATTACTGGTAGTACGGTGGGTAAATATGCAGATGCAATTGAACAATACTTAGAGGAACGCTAAGCGTCCGAGGATTAAATATAATGGAAAATAATACAGCAGAACAGTTGACAACAGTGGCAGTTTATGGTACACTTAAAGAAGGTTGGGGTAATCACCGATTACTTGAGCATGTACCGAAGCATTCAGATGGTTGGGTTGGTGGTCATAGATTATTTCAACAAGGCATTCCATTCCTCATTGCAGATGAAGGGAGTGATTATAATGTTAAAGTTGAAGTGTACAAGGTTGATGCCGATACGCTACATTCCTTGGATGGGCTGGAAGGTCATCCAACTTGTTATTGCAGAAAGGAGTTAGCAATTCTAGATGATGATGGTAATCATCAGGAAACTGCGTGGGTTTATGAATACCCTTCTCCTATAGGAGAAGAAAATACTACTGGTATCTTTTAATAAATAAAAGATATAATTAAACTATATAAATATATAAACTACTAAGGTAGTTTATATTATATATTATAGAGTAGTTAAAACTATTATAACAGACTTATTTGCATATACCAAGTAATATGCAAATTAATTTAAAATGAGGTGTATAATGTATATTAAAGTGTGCATACCTAACGCTAGTGCCAGACTCGCCACTTCCTTGCGAGGCAAAGACGTTGGCGTTGTAAATCCTGATTTCCCTACAAGGTTAGAATTTATTTATAATACAAATAGAAATAGTGTTCTTAAAGCAAGTATAGCTGTCCAGCATACAGGGTTGCAGAGGTATTTTGGGAATACTACTAGCCATCGGTATGATGCAGAGATACAGCTACCTCCCTCAGCTTTGCGTAAATTTGTCGAGGATATAGATGAAGAGAGTGCTGCGAGATTTGCTCCTAAATTTACCCTCTCACAATGGGGCTGTGAGAGAAGTGTGTCCCGTATGCGGAGGAGGAGGGAACAAGGAGAGGAGTCTAGTAATAACCAAGGAGGGGAGAGACGTACGGTGGTTATGCCACAGGGCGAGTTGCCAAGAGAGAGGAGCGAGCGTATTAACGCACTCTTTCAGCCATACACTAGCCCTATGGAACAATGGAGGGATAGCCTCCAATCCCAAAATGTCAGCTATGAACCAAACCCAGCCCCGACGCCAGTCTCTGAGGGGATACCAAGCTCGGAGAGTGTTCGACAACGCTGGAGTAGAGCGAGGAATAGTATGGAGGAGAACGGAATCTCTATCTAAATCCTACCCAAAGGATGTAAATGAAGTTGATAAGGATTGGTGTATGCTGCATTTCCCTGCACCAATTCAATCTGACACTGTACTATTAGTGGAGGATATTCCATCAGCTAACAAAATGAATCCCTTCTATCCTTGTGTAGCTTTATTAGGTGTTCATTTGAATGAAGATAAGATTGCCTATATGAATAAACAAGGTATCACCAAATTCATCATAGCCTTAGACAATGATGCTACACGCCAAGCTATTAGGATAGCACGTAAGTGGATGGTGGATTTACAGGTGTTACCCCTAGAGAGGGATTTAAAAGATGAGAGTTGGGAACGATTACAAGAAATTGCGGAGAGCCTTGACGGCGGAGAGAGAGTTTAGATGCCTGATATAACTATGTGTAATGGCGAAGGGTGTGGTATTAAAGCAACTTGTTATAGATTTACAGCAACCCCTAGTGAATTCAGACAAGCCTACTTTGTTACGCCACCCTTTACAGTAAAGATGGATGGAACAGCTTGTTATCATTATTGGCTAGCTGAAACTAGGTTCAACCCTTGTGATAATGATAAAGAGGTGTTATAATGAGTGGTAATTGTAAAGCTTATGCTCTTAATGAGCAGGATGTAGCTATATTATTACATCTGCTACAAGGAGGTAGCCTGAATTCTCCAGAGAAGCAAATAGCTGAGGAATTAATAGAGTATTTTAAGAAGGAACTAGTTCTTGAATAGAGAGCAGCGTATACTCTCTGCCCTGCTATCCAGCAGAGAGGCGTATAACAGCATAGCTAGTGTCAGAGAAGAGGCTGACTTTAGTGAGCATGGATGGCTACTAGTACAAGAGGTGGATGGGTTTTATGACACTGATAATGAGGCTACTTGTATAGACGTAGATGTCATTAAGGATATTATAACTCGCACCTACCCAAAGAGTAGTAGTATTATAAACTCTGTTATAGATAATTTAGAAGGCGTTAGTGTCCCTAATGTTGTAGCAGAATATATTGACTTAAAGAAGGAGAGTTTGGAGCACCGCATAGCTGATGCTATGTTAGCTGGTGACGAATATGAAGACCTTATTGAGAAACTCATGGGAATCGCAGTTGTTGAAGAAGAGCAGGAGTCAACTGTTTTTATCAACTACGACCTCGATAACCTTTTACAAGACCTATCACCAGATAATCTTATACGCTTCCATCCTCTGTGTGTAAATGAGCAGCTGAAGGGTGGGTTGATTCCGGGTAATCAAGTTGCTATATATGCACCAACAGAAGTTGGTAAGAGTATGATTGCTATAAATGCTCTGTGCGGCTTTCTTAAGGATGGCCACACTGTCCTATACGGAGGTAATGAAGATCCTGCTAAGAGTATGCTGTTGCGTATATACACATGCTTAACAGGTATGACAGAGGAGGAGATTAGGCACGATCCACAAACTGCTAGAGCAATTGCAGTGGAAAATGGCTATAACAATCTAGTGTTTAAAGACCTACAACCTGGCTCTCTTAGAGAGGTTAGAGTGTTAATTGAACGCTATAGTCCAGACATTGTGTTTATAGATCAGATGGCTAACATGGAATGTCGTAGCTCTAACAAAGTGGAGAAGAATGAAATCCTAGCCGCTGGACTTAGGGCATTAGCTAAACGCTTTGAATTTGTATCTGTTATTATACACCAAGCATCAGATAGTGCTTATGGAAATAATATTCTACAAAAGAATGACATGTACTTCAGTAATGTTGGTGTGCAAGGTATGATGGACTTAATGATTGGTATTGGTATGGATGCTAGCTATGAGCAGCAAGATTTACGAATGCTTTGTCTTACAAAGAATAAACGTGGTGGGAGTCATCCCGCTATTCCGGTTAAAGTTAACACGGCGCTAAGCTCTGTATTGGAAGATTAGAGAGGTAGTATGAACTTTGATGATGTAATGCACGTAGTGGAACGTGGCCCAGCCATGTCTTTTGCAGAGATAGCACGGGAGCTTAACCTCAGTCCAGAAGGTGTTAGACTTATCTATGCTAAATCAATAATGCAAGTGAGAGAGGATATGACAGAAGAGCAAATAGAAGAGATTAAAGACTTATTCATGGAAGAATCCTCACCCTATGAGGATATGCTAGCTGCTTATGCTATAAGTCATGGGCAAGAGGATTTACGTGGCTTTTGGAAAGAATCTAATAATTATGACTAATATTTGTCGTTTAAGAGATTTAATTTAGGAGGTAGCGTATTAAAATATTAACAGTGGAACAATTTAAACAACTATTAGCTAAGGCTAAAGAAGAGAAGGAGAATAGCAATTGACGTTTATGAGTTTCTTAAAACACCTAGAGCCGATATATACACAACAGCCAGTCACACTACGCTCGACTGTGAAACTACTAACATTAACTATGGTGACTCTACTAATGACGCTAATAGGTTGTTGCTTACTTGCAGTTATGATGTTGGTGGGAATCAAATTGATGCTATATATGGAGGTTTGGGAAAGCTTGACAAGCTTATTGCTCATTTAGAGCAAGACAATCATTTCATTGTAGGGCATAATATTAAATTTGATTTACGCTGGCTAGCTAAATATGGCCTAGATCTATCAAAAGTTTTAGTGTGGGATACAATGATTGCAGAGCATGTGTTCTATGGAAATAGACATCCGTCTGTACAGATTGGCTTAGGCCCAACAGCTATGCGTTATGGCTTAGTTGGTAAAGAACCTTACGTAGATTTATGCATAAAGAGTGGTGTATGCCCGTCAGAGCTACCTGTAAGCTTCGTAGACAAGCGTTGTAAGTATGATGTATACACTACAGAGATGGTGTTTAGACGGCAGCTACAGAGGGCTATAGACGAAGGTAAGCTTGGAACTATATTAACACGTTGCATAGCAACCCCTATGTTAGCTGACATTGAAACTAATGGATTAAAGTTAGATGCAGATGAGGTGAATAAGGAACACTTCAGGGCTGTATCAGAACAAGCTATCATCACTAAAGAGCTTAAAGCTATAGCAGATATTAATTGGAACTCACCTATGCAGGTGGCAGAGATAGTATATGGAAAAGAATACAGATTTAAAGAACTCCTCAACAGACAGAAAGAACCAATTAGAACTCCTAGTGGGAGAGCTAAGGCTGACGTTGGCACGATTAGAAAACTTACAGCCACCACGAAGAAGCAGAAAAGCTTGCAAGGGCTTCTTGATAAAAGATCCATCATTGAGGCGCAGCTTAGCAAGACTCTCACAAAGTTTAAATTATGTGTAGATAACGGAGATTTATTATATGCGCAATTCAACCAAGCAATCACCGTCACGCATCGCCTTTCTTCGACTGGTACGGAATATGGGGTGCAATTCCAAAACATGCCCAGAATATTCAAGCCTTGTGTCACGGCGCGTAACGAAGGTTGGGAGGTATGGGAAGCTGATGGTGCGCAATTGGAATTTCGTGTCGCGACATTCCTCGGTAATGACGCACAAGCGTTATATGACATAGAGAATGGTGTAGATATACATCAGTTTACAGCTGATGCTATAACTAAAGCTGGACAAGAGATTGATAGACAGACAGCGAAGGCTTCAACATTTAAACCCTTATTCGCCGGACGTTCTGGCACTAAGGCTGAGCAAGCCTATTACCAAGCATTTAAGCAGAAATATCACCAACTAACAGCAACACAAGAAGGATGGAAAGCTACAGCTATACGCACTAAGAAGATGAGGATGCCTAGTGGCTTAGAGTTTTTCTTCCCTAATATTAAAGCACCAAGAGGGAAGGATGGGTGGATTCCTGAAGAATCCAATATATTTAATTACCAAATACAAAGCTTTGCAACAGCAGACATCATACCTATAGCCATAACATATCAATGGCATGGGATGAAACAAGCTCAGCTTAAAAGCTTTATTGTAAACACTGTACATGACTCAGCTATATCGGAGGTTAAACCTGAAGAAAAAGATGAATTAAATGAAATAATACTTGCTGCTTTTGGAAAACAATGCTATAATTATCTTAAGGCAGTTTATGATGTAGAATTTAATGTACCGCTTGGTTGCGGTATTAAGATTGGAAAGAATTGGGGTAGAGGTGAAGAAGTTGTGTACACCCTCCCCACACCATATAGCAATAACTAGAGAGAATAATATATGCAAGGTGTTGTACAAGAAATTAATGCAAAACAAGGTGTTGGACGTAATGGCCCGTGGATATTATATAATGTAACCATTGATGGTCAGAAGTATGGAGCTGGTTTTGATGCACCGGCGTGCAAGCAAGGGGACTTTGTTAATTATGAAGTGGAACAAAAAGGTCAATATAAAAACGTTAAAAATATTTCCTTGGCTAGCGGAACACCTCCTGTGGCTAGCCCTACTCCAGCACCTGCTGGTGCTAGTGGCAATAACGTAGCTAAGGGGACAGATTGGGACTTAAAGGATATTAGTATACGATATCAATCCTCTAGAAAAGATGCCCTAGCGCTAACAACAGCTCTATTGCAAGCCGGGGCTCTAGCAATTCCAGCCAAGAAGGCTGATCAAGCTGACGCTATTATGGCGTTTGTAGATGAAGTGGCTGCAAGCTATTACATTAAGCTTGATGAAGTTATGGAAGCTAGAGGGGTTAATACAGAAGATTTGATTCCACCACCTGCGGCTAACGCCTAAGGATGTTGTATACACAAGTGCTAAATATGACATAATCATCCTCCCTGAAGATGTACGGGAGGAGAAGGATGTTGTATATGGTATACGTAATATAGAATATCAAGTGGTTGAGAGTATGTGCTCTGCTTTGTTTATGGCCTACAATCTTTTAGAAGAGTTGGAAAGTAATTTAGCAGAAGCCTTACCAAAACCTAAGCTAGCTAGTGTACACTAATGAATATACCACAGGATTTGCATCTTCTAATAGATGCAGATTCTGCCTTTTATAAGGCAGGGTGTGCTAATGAAGATAGATTTTATAATATTGTACTTGATGGACAGCTTATTGACAGCGTAAAATATAAGAAAGACGCTAAAGAAATAGCAACTCCTCTAGGTGCAGAGATTATTAAAGCTAAGACAGCAGGAGATGTTCGTCACAGCTTAAGTAATATACGTAGCATAATGGATAATAAAATCCTAGTCCTCCCGCATAAAAGCTATGAAGTTTTTATAGGTGGCAAAGGTAATTTCCGTTATGACTATTTCCCAGAATATAAAGGAGAGAGAGATCCACTAGATAAGCCAACACATCTAGAGCAAATGAAGAAGCATTTAGAAGGGAGGTATAATGCTCAGCGCATTAATGGTGAGGAAGTTGATGATTGTGTCAGCTACAAACAAGCGCAAGCTGCCACTAACACAACGTGCATCTGCACAATAGATAAAGACTTAGATAACACAGCTGGATGGCATTGGAATTACGGAAAGCAGAGGTTATATTATGTCACAGAAGAACAAGCTAGACTCAATTTTGCACGACAACTGTTGTCTGGAGACGACACAGACGGGATACCTGGGCTTAAAGGAGTTGCAACTAAAACAGCAATTGCGCTGTTACCAGAATATCGCCCTGATTGGTTGGAGTTTGTTAAATCTATTTATCTGGAGAGAGGTTATACTATTGATTATTTAACAATACAAGGTATCATGCTGCATATGCGGCGTAAACCTAATGAAATCTGGAGTCTAGATTACATCTACGAAGAGGTTTAGATTATGACTACACCAGTTAAAAATTGGACAGATTCAAGGTATTTTGGGTTTATACGCTCTGCATTAAGAGCGGCGTTTCGGCGCTATCCTCCTAAATATCAAGTTATACAAGAAGCTAAGCGCAAGAAGAAAAGAGGTAAGGCAGATAAGAATGGACGACAGAAGTGGGAATATAAATGTGCTGAGTGCAAAAAGCATTGGCCAAATAAAGTTGTCATTGTCGATCATATAGAACCAGCTGGCTCGTTACGCAGCTATAGTGACCTACCCCAATTTGTAGAGAGGTTATTCTGTGGCCCAGAGGGATTACAAGTGTTGTGTAAACCTTGCCACCACCTTAAGACAATGGAAGAACGTGGTATAAACCCTGTTGTTGCAGCGTTTAAAAAGCTTAATGCTGAAGGGCAGCGTGCAGCCCTAAAAAAGAACGGGCTGCCGGACGGCAGCAATGCAAGCAAACGGTTAGAGATTTTTGAGGCTAATTTATGAAGCATCTAATAATCCCAGACACACAAGCTAAACCCGGAAATTCTTTTGAACATTTAACATGGGCTGGAGAGTATGCTGTAGACAAACAACCTGATGTTATTGTACATATAGGGGATAATTGGGACATGCCCTCCCTCAGTGTGTATGATGTAGGTAAGAAAGGATTTGAGGGTAGGAAGTATACTGATGATATAGCAGCTGGTAGGGAGGCCATAGAAGCCTTCCTAACCCCTATAAATGAATACAATGCTAAGATGAAGGAGCAGAAGAAGAAACGATACAAGCCACGACTAGTGTTCTGCTTAGGTAATCATGAGCAGCGTATAGCGCGTGCTATAGAAGCTGACAGGAAGCTAGAAGGTTTGATTAGTTATGACGACTTTAAGCTAGAAGAGTATGGATTTGAAGTTTATGACTACTTAGACCCTATAGTTATTGATGGTGTGGCTTATGCACACTTCTTCACTTCTGGTATTATGGGGAGGCCAGTCTCAAGCGCCCGCCTCATGCTCAATAAAAAGCATATGTCTTGCGTGCAAGGGCATATTCAAGATAGGGATATAGCTTTCGCTAAGCGTGCTGATGGCACAGCTATGACTGGAATCTTTGCTGGAATATTCTATCAACATGATGAAGCTTATTTGAATGCACAAACTAACGGTTCATGGAGTGGTGTGTGGATGCTTAATGATGTACAAGATGGAAGTTTTGATGAGATGCCAATCTCCCTTACTTATTTGAGAAAGAAATATGGCCAGAGGAATTAAAATGCTAGAGATAACCAAAGGTGAAGTGTTCTCAATCCTTGCAGTTTTGAGGGAGATTAGAGATGGCTCAGATCCTGATGACCTAGAGCAAGATGTGATAGATATGATTGATATGTTGGAGAGTATTGTAGATGCAGGAGATGGAACGGCATAGCCGTGTTAGACGCATTTGCTGTGAAGGTGGGGAGATGACAGAGAAGTGTTATCACGATGATTGCCTTGGCGCAGCTATACCAGAGCTTATTACAGAACCTACAGAAGAAGGAGAAGACGAGAGTGAAAGCTGAATACATAACACACAGTGGGGATGATTTATTAGTTGTAAATTCAGCTAGAGTTAGTATGGGTAAGCATAGAGAGGAGTTTGAAGAAGATGACAAGAAGTTATTAGCTTATCTTGCTAAACATCAACATTGGACTCCTTTCAGTCACCCACAAATAACGTTACGTGAGAAAGTTCCAATCTTCGTTGCTAGACAACGCTTTAAGCATATGGTGGGGTTTACATATAATGAGATCTCTAGACGTTATGTAGATGATGAACCAGAGTTCTATACACCTGATGTATGGCGTAGCAGACCTGAAGGAAGTGTTAAGCAGGGGAGTGGGGATGATGATCTGTCTGGAACTGTTATAGGTGAGGTGGAATATTTAGGCACAGTAAGGGAACATTACGAAAGCTCCATAGCAGCTATGAAAGATCTTTATGACGATATGATTAAAGCAAGAGTAGCACCAGAACAAGCACGTATGGTGTTACCACAATCTATGTACACAGAATACTACGTCACTGGCAGCTTGGCTGCTTTCGCTCGTGCTTATAAGCAGAGAATTGACAGCCATGCACAGAAAGAAATACAAGACTTAGCTGTAGAATGGGATAGGATTATCGCTTCACTATTTCCAGAATCATGGGAGGTACTAACCAATGACTGAACTAACAAAAGAGCAAAGGCAGGCTGTCTATGACTATTGGTGCGAGGAGGCTGCTACGGTACAGAGCACAGCAGACTACTATGATCTACCTTTTGAGTTAGTTAACAGGATTATAGAGGAGTTTATATGAGCCTTTTTCACGATCAAATGAAATTTCTACAGGCTGGTGATGTGGAGGTGGGGACGCTAGCCTCTGAAAAGCTAGCATACAAGCTAATAGACGAGGAGCGTGTTGAGCTTAGTCAAGAATGGTTCTACTTTGATACAGAGCAAGGTGGTGAGGCTAGTGTTATTAAAGAGGCACTAGACCTAATGTATGTGACAGCTCAATACTTAAATGTTTGTATTGGCCCTGATAAGGCTAAAGAGTGTTGGGATGCCTTGCATGCTAACAACATGAGTAAGTGTACCAATGGAAAGCTTATTAAACGTGAAGATGGTAAGGTGTTAAAACCTGAAGGGTATAAGAAGCTTAATTTAAGAGAGGTTTTAGGTGAGTAGAGATATAAACTCCTCCTACTATGATGTAGGAGGTATAGAAGTGTTGGATGTAATCCAAGCTAAGCTTACACCAGAACAGTTTGAAGGGTATCTATTAGGTAATAGCATTAAGTATACACTTAGAGCTAACCATAAAGGTACATACAAAAGAGACTTAGAGAAGGCAGCTAACTATACACAGTGGCTATCTTCCTTACAAGAGGAAACAAAAGCAATTGGATAAGACTAAAGAGTATGGCCCTACAATTAGAATATCAAAAGAACTTCATGCTTTAAAATATAGGAGTGAAGGGGAGAGCTTTGTAGAAGCTCAGAATAGATTTGCGGGTACATTAGCAGATAATGAAGAGCATTTTCGTGCTTTACGTAAAATCCTGCTAGAGCAGAAGTTTATGGGAGGCGGTAGGACACAGCTTGCTGTGGGAAGCCCTCACGCTGTTACAGCTTTTAATTGTTTTGTCTCTGGTACTATTGAAGATAGCTTTGATGGTATTATGGATAAAGCTAAAGAGAGTGGACAGACAATGCGTAAGGGAGGTGGTATAGGGTATGACTTCTCTGTAATACGACCTAAAGGATCACTAATCACTACTTTAGGCAGTAACTCGTCTGGCCCTGTATCTTTCATGCGTATATACGATAGTATATGTCAAACTATTAGTAGTGCTGGTCAGCGCCGTGGTGCGCAGATGGGAGTGTTACGTGTAGATCATCCAGATATTGAAGAGTTTATACACGCTAAACAAAACTCTACAGACTTAACAGCTTTTAATATCTCTATTGGTATAACCGATAAATTTATGGAAGCGTTAAAGAACGATGCAATGTTTGACTTAGTGTTTGAAGGTAGGAGGTATAAACAAGTACATGCACCCACGTTGTGGGAAATGATTATGCGTAGTACGTGGGATTGGGCAGAGCCCGGAGTGTTATTCTTAGATCGAATTAATGAGATGAATAATCTTTATTATTGTGAAGAGATAGCAGCTACAAACCCTTGCGGAGAGCAGCCCCTACCACCTTATGGTGCTTGTTTGTTAGGCAGCTACAACTTAACTAAGTATGCAGATCCGAATGGATTTAACTTTGAGGAGTTTATTAAAGATATAGCTGTAGTCACTAGAGCTATGGACAACATACATGATAATACGGTGTTCCCTCTACAGCAACAGGCTGAAGAGAGTAAGGCTAAACGTAGGATGGGTTTGGGATTTACAGGGGTTGCTAATGCTATAGAACTTATAGGATTTCCTTACGGTACTCCAGAATTTAATAATATGTTTGAGAGCATATTGCAAGTGTTACGTGATGAGAGCTATCGTGCTTCAGCACTTCTTGCAAAAGAGAAAGGAGCTTTCCCCTTATATGATGAGCGGTATTTAAAGGGTAAGTTTATTGCCACACTATCTCCTGATGTACAAGAGCTTATTAAGAAATATGGGATACGTAATAGCCACATCTTATCTATAGCACCTACAGGAACTATTAGTCTAACAGCTGACAACGTAAGTGGCGGCTTAGAGCCACTGTTTAGTCATAGCTATGACAGAACTATACAGACTGAAGATGGCCCTATCGTAGAGGAGGTTAAGGATTATAATTATAAGTTCTACAACTTAAAAGGTAAAACTGCTAATGAGTGTACAGCACAAGAACATCTTGATGTGCTAGCTATCGCCAGCCGCTATGTAGACTCAGCAGTTAGTAAGACTATTAATGTCTCACCTGATATGCCTTGGAAAGAGTTTAAGAATATCTACATACAGGCATGGGAGATGGGATGTAAAGGTTGTACTACATTTAATTCTGGCGGTAAGCGTTATGGAGTGCTAGTTGAGAAGAGTAGCAAAGCAGAAGAGGAAGATAGCAGCGCGAAGGCGTGCTTTATTGATGCCACAACAGGCCAAAAAGAATGCTCATAGAGCAGGAGTGTAAGTAGTATGACAATGAGTGTACATGAGCAATTAAAGCGTCATGAGGGGTTTCGATCACACCCTTACGAGTGCTCCGAAGGGGTTCTTACGATAGGCTATGGCTGTAATCTTGAGAGTGGTATAGATGAAAGGGTTGCAGAAGCAATCCTTGTAGCCCAAGTTAGTCAGATACAACTAAAGCTATTGACAGAGTTTGATTGGTATAGACGTCTTCCAGACGTACGTAGAGATGTCATAACTAATATGGTATTTAATCTAGGGTTGGAAGGATTTAAGAAATTCAAACGTATGATAAAGGCTATAGAAGATTATGATGTTGATCAGGTTTGTTATGAGATGATGGACTCTAAATGGGCGCATCAAGTTGGAGGGAGGGCGCATGAGTTAGCCGATCAATGGCGAACCAACTCTTACGCTGTTTTCTAAAATAGAAAAGGGGCTCTAAGGCCCCTTTATTTACACCACTTTGTCAGTCTTCTAAAAGACATAGTAGTTCCTATGTTAACGCTGCTTTAGCTAACCAAGTCCCTGTACCACGAACCCACCCAGAAGCCTCTGTTGTAACAGGATCAGCATTTATTACATCTAACCCTACTGGGTAACTGTTGCCCGCAACTGGTGCAAGAGGCGCTTGTGTGGCTAGGGGGGTATCTGTATCAATGATAGGTGCAACTGCTACGCTATTCACTGTCGTGACCCCGATACCTGCCACTGCTTGTTGGTCATAACAAATACTTATATCTGCTCTACCATACGCAAATATTTCTAAGGATCTTATGTCTGCTGACGTGGATACACTTCCAGGAGAGGGTGTAGCGCCCCCAGCCACTCCAACAATTGCATAAGAAACTCCAGACCCAAACGCCAGTTGCTGTTCACTTGCTCCTAGTGTCATGTCCTCCCCAGAACTGAACAAGCCGTTTCCCGAGAAAAAGTTCATGTTTGTATGTACGTTAGAGACTTCTAGTAGATTATAGGAAGCATCGTAGCAAGCTACTGCGAATCTACCTCCAGCAGAATTTGTGATAGCCTTAAGATTAACTGTTGCTGTGTAGTCCTCGTTAACATTACGAAGGTCTAAAAGAAAGCCAACAATAACACTGCTTGAGCTATTTGTAATTGAATCATGCTTTAGTCCAATAGATGCATCATGGAATACAAAATTGTCTATCGTTGATGCCTTGTATATACATCCTCTAGCTGGCTTACAACCTAGTTCAGCGCCTCCGGGTTGCTGCGTAACCATGTTTGTTTTATTCAAAGATGCTATAGTTTTAGGTTCGTCAAGACCTAACCTTCCAGTTAACAAGTCAAAATCATTCTGTATCAATTCTAACCTTGAGGCATTATCATCAGGATTTAGAATAGTATCTGCTGAAGAGGGAGAGTATTCGGTAGCTGCAAAATCAAAGTCATTCTGTGAAACCCCATTTCCTCCCAAAACATAGTCTGTGAGTTCTATTCTCCCACTAACTAACTTATTCTCAATAGCAATTATTCCAGACGCTATATTACCAGACCCTTTAAAGCACTGCGTAACTCCTGCCCCTATATTGTACAACTCAAAGGAAGGATTATAAAAAGTGTTACCGTTGATAATAGATACCGAGTCAGTCTTAAACTCTATACCACTGATATTAGATGCTGAGGTAGAGGTGCTTTCAGTAAAGAGCCTTCCGCCATAAATATTATTCTGATTAACCCAGCCATTTGTGCCATTAGCATGCATAAGAATCTGAGACACGCCATCTCCAGCTAACTTAATATAATAGTTATTGAACGTACAGCCTTTATCAAATCCTTGCAGGTAAATAGGGTAATAGAATTTTCTTGAATGTATAGTTAACTGATGCCCTTCAGTATTGAATAAACACACACCACCAAACTGATCAGTCCAATCCTTGGTGGCTCTCTCAAGGTAGATATTGCTTTGCATGGTACTGTTGTAAACATGACTAAATCCATCTGCTGCACCGAAGACGAATGCGTGCTCGCCTGAGCCTGTGAAGTACAGTCTTCCTGGCCCATGAATAGGAACCATATCTGGGTTTGTTATCTTAGAGCCGAAAGCAAAGTCTCCTTCAGGGATATATACAGGATCTCCAAAGTCTATAGCCTCTTGTATAGCCGCTGTATTATCTGTCCCAACAAGGCCGTCCCAGTCGGCAACTGCTCCAAAGGATTTAATATTAGATTCAAATCCCTCGATCTGATCTTGTGCTAATTTTGTAGTCATATACTTAATCCCTTATATTCACAATGTTTAATCTCTAGCCGTTCTAAGAATAGCTGTTTAGTGTTTATCTTTATCTTGGCCATACAACCTCCTACTTAGCTACCCAACCTGTGTCCCCAGAACCAACCTCTTTGACATAGAAAGAAGTTGCTGCACCTCCATCAAGTCTGCCGTATGTAGAGCCTACAAATGCCGCAACAACGCCTTCAGGAGTTCCTGTACCTTCTACATACCCCTTAAGAGTGCCGCCTACCAGAGGCTGCCCTGACAGTGGGCCATCATTGATTGCCATACGTATACTCTGAGTTCCGTCACAGCTAACATAGTTAATAGCCCCGAAGGTAGTATTACCAGCAACCTTAAATTCCCCAGAACCTATCTTACGTACAAGCGCTCCCGCAGTAGCTGATTGTATAATGTTGTTAACAACATTGATTCTTGAGTTTGAGACTAAAGAGGTATCTATAACAATAGCATGTTCAGTCACTTCTTGTTCACAGATATTGCCATCTACAACAATCTTGTCGCAACCAGTGAGCTGTATGAAAGTCTTATTAGGTCTGCCGACACTGACCAAACCAAAGCGTCTAACTGTATTACCAGTTACTTGTCCGAAGTCTAACCATGAGCATTCAATGCCTGTAGCAAACCCGTCTAGTACATTGTCCTTAAGAGATAATCCTGTGCCTATATTGCCGCCTGTACTAGAGTAAGCATTAATACCAATCTTACCTTCAGCAGTAGACAGAGCCTTAATCACATTCGAAGCTACTATAATATTATTAACTTCATTGAATGGAGAAGCTCCACCAGTTCCATAAGATACATTAATGCCTTGGTTGATAGCGTCCTCTATTAAGTTGCCTGACACAACTCCATTTATAGAATTATGCTCTACAGTAATAACACCATCACCGCTACAATTTCTGCATACATTATCTGAGATGGTGAAGTTCTTAACAAAAGTCCCAACACCTAGAGCAGATTGGAAACAGTCTTCCACATGATTCCTACTTATTACAACATCAATACATTCGACTGCTTCCATCCCATGAAAGCCACCGCTTAGTACAGTGTTGTCTACGAATGAGACATCCTCCGCATAAGTAACTACACATCCATGCGATGAACCTCCCCCAATAGGTTTATTGTCAAAGGTATTATTATATAGAGAGACCCCTTTAATCTTATAAGTGAAAGAGGCACCTTGCCTGTTATCTACTGTAATCGCCCCTACAAAAGAATTGCCAGTAGGTATGAGACCTGTAGCAGCGTCGAAGACCTCCAATGTATTAAGGAAAGAACAATCATGAACCTTTATGTTCTTATGATCAGCTGTTGGGCTGTTAAGTGTAGCTCTAAAACCTCCAAGAGTCTCTGCATTACAATCGAAAGTAATACCAGCAACTTCTATATCACTGAGGTTAACAGACTGTAGGATGGGGACGGGATCTCCACCATTAGGATTTGCAACTACTAAGCCATTAGACTTAAGGGTGGGTGATCCTTGTCCTATCAAAGACTGACCTTCAGCTGAGAAGTTTAATGTAGTAGATACTAAGTAAGTTCCAGAAGGTATAATAATATCTAGTCCAGTATTCAGAGCTAGCTGAATAGCTGCTGTATCATCAGTCACACCATCACCTAGAGCACCGAAGGGCTCGTCCTTAACATTAACTACATGCCTGTTCTGGATGTACTTAGCTAAGTTATTTGATACAACTCCATACTCTGCATGAATAATAGCATCAGTACTCCCAGTATTAGTGGAGGTAGCTGTGTTAGTACGGAAGTCAAACCTGTCTGTGGCATTAGGAGTAAATGTCAGAGTTATAGAACTAGCAGAAGTCTCTGAGTAATCTATAGTCTTACCTAACCTTAAACCGTTCCTGTACACTTCTAGGTTATTAGCACCGGGGAGGTATACTATCCCTGCGAATGTGAATACGTTTGCTACAGCAGCCGCACCATACTGAGTCTCTATTTGAGAAGCTATAAGACCTGTGCTGTTAGCAGAGATGGCAGCGTTAAGTTGTGCAAAAGTAGCTGCATCACTAGCCTGCACTCCATCAGCCAAGTTTATAATGCGATTGGAATTCATATCCAACTCTTGCATCATCTGATTAGGTTCACCTACAGGGTTGTCTCTGTATAAAACTTTATCTTGAAACTCTGCCTCAACCTTATCATTATTACTGTTAGTTTTAACAGTACCACCAAAGCCGGTGGCTATATTATCTAATACAATTTTAGCCATTATTCTTCATCCCCTGCCACTGGCATAAGTGCTGTTATATCTTCCATCTCTGTAAACTCTTCACTATTAAGCAATGCTTGCATTGTACTCTCTACACTCTCTCCATCAAGGTTAGCTGTAGCTCTTATAGACTTATTAAGTCTTGTTATATACCTCTCATTAAAGAGAGAAGCTGTGAGTCTAGCCCCTTCTGTTCTATTCTTTGGTACAATCTTAAAACCCTTAGGCGTAGTTGTTAGTGTTACAAGATTACTTACTTTATTAGTCTCTTGTTTACCTAAAGTTCTAAATTGAGCTGGTAGACGGAATTGCCTACGTAAGTCTGCTGATGCAGCTAGCAGTGTTTTAAATGTATAGTCTTGTGCTATAAAGCTTAAGTTCTGTGCATCTCCAGCACTTTCTGGAATCTGCTGTAACATCGTAGCAAGTTGTGGAACTTGTAGCACTTCCATCAAACCATCTTTTTGAGATTGACTCATGTCATTAGCTGTGGCTACACTGCTCCTACTCAATCCTCTAAAAAACTTAGCAGCATTCTCCCTTTGCGCATCATCTAAAACACCAGTCTCCCCTATACCTTTGATTATAGCCTTATAGAATGTAACACCTTTCTTTCTAGCTTCCTGTTCTTCTGCTATAATTCCATCTACAATCTTACCGTTTAACACTGGTGAAATTGCATCAAATAAAACAGAATTAGCTTCTATAGGAAGAGGTACATCTGGAAAGAATGTCTGCATTGTTAAGAAGGGTTTAGTCTTCTCATCTTGCCACAAACCTGCTTCTGTAATAGAATTGTTAAGTTTAATTCTATTAGCAGCTTCTTGCTGCGTATTATTTAGAGATAAGCGATTTAGTATAAAGTCTAGCTGATCTGTAGTTGTTTGTACAGCATCCTCAATATCTGTATTACTAATATCTCCAAAGCCTAAAAATCTCTCTGTAGCTTGCTGTCTAGTAGAAAATTTCTGCTCTGTAATATCTTGTATTAGAGATTGCAGAACTTCAGGCTCTACTGTTGCTATATCCTTATCTGTTATCTGTGTTAAAGGTTTATTAAAAACTCCTTGCACCATACCTAAGGCATTAGCATTAGCTGAACCAGAACTATTCTTACTCCATGTCCTAAGCTCCTTATGAGCGCTTAGTCCAGATAGTTGATTTGTTTGTTTAGCAAACTCTAACTCTCGTGTCTGTTCTTTCAGTTTGGCATTAAAAGCACTGTTCCGCCTAAACCATTCCGTTGATTGTGGTGTACCCCAAGTGTTTATATCCCCACCAAGAGCTAGATATTGCTTCTTAAGTTGTGCATTAACATTAGCTGTAGCTTCTTGCTGTGAGAATACAGCAGCTAGAGTTTCTCCAGTAGGATCAAACCCTAACACACTACCAGCTATAGTACGATATTTCTGAGCATTAGCAGGGTCGGAAGCTACATGCTTACGCAATATAGCCTCTGTCCTAATCTTAGTTTCTGTCTCTGATAGATTTGCAAACTTATTAACATCCCTCTGGAAGCCATCTAATGACTTCTGAGCAGCTGCTGTTATAACATCATCAGAAAACTCTGTAAGCTCTGTACGTAAAGCACTCTCCCTACCTAGCTGTGCGTCAGCAGCAGCTTGTTTATCAAAGCTCTGCTTCAACTCCACCCCTGTGGCTATAGCCTTACCAGCACCTGTTATGGCGCTGGCTACACTAGTGTCTTGTACAGGGGAGGTGGGTCTAGAAAATCTAGTGTCTGGTGCTTGCAATGAAGCTGTAGTTTTAGCCATCTTATTCCTCCTTCTCTCCTAACATCTTAGATACGAATGCTTCGTATTGATCAACCTCTTCTTCTTTTAAGAAGCCAGCATTCACTGCATTTCTTATAATAGCTTTAGCATCGCTGCCTCTACCATTCTGTACAACCATCTTTTGTAGTGATCTGGTCAATTCATCAAACCCTAGTTTGTTAATGTTAGAATTAATCTTACGTTGTAAGGCTGCCATAATCTCTGGAGCATCCTCAGCATGAGTATTTATAATGGCATTGTTAACTCTTAGCTGTTGTTCATAGCTAGTCTTCAACTCATCATAACCTCCACCTGTAACACCTTCAGAGTCTGCAAGGAACTTAGTGGTTAGTCTATTAACATGAGTGTAATAATCTTCTACAATCTCTTTAATATTCTCCTGCCGTTTCCTCTTATCCCCTTCAATCTCATAAAACTTATCAAGCTTAGAAGGGTTGATGCCAAACAAACCTTTAGCTACAATCTCTATGTCATTAGGAGTGAATAGCTTATTACCTTTCTTATCAGTCCAGAAACCTAAACTCTTATATATACGAGCTTGCGAGGCTGTATTCCATGAAGAGAATACAGATAGAAGTCCATCAACACCAACACCAAAGTCTTGGAATGTTTTATCCTCTGTATTATAAATTGTAGATGCTGTAGTGAAAGCATCTGCAAATCTGTTTACATTGGTGGATGTTGGGCCTAGAGTAGCTTTCCACAAATCACCAATCTCCCCATCCCGCATACTTTCCCCCATAGCTGTAACAATATTATCGTTCAAGCCGCTGGCTGCTGCAAAGCGGGCAGAAAAGTCTAGATCTACATCTTCGTTGAACGCTAACGAGAGCATATTGTTTACACTCCATTCAGCTACACCTTGTTCTATAAACTCCCCTACACCTCCAGATAAATCTAAGTCTGTTTCTTTGGCTGCCATAGATAGTAAGCCTCCCAAACCTAAACCTGCTGGCCCCCAAGCTGCAAGTTGTACACCGGCAACCTTAAACTTCTCTCCTTTTGTTAGGGCTTTTGAAGTGGTCATAAGCATTAACTGCTTATGCTGTACAGCGAAGTATTGTGTTGGGATAGCTGCAATACCTCTTTGATAAGCTAAGTCTCCAGCTTGAGTCATACTCAAGGATAAAGATCTAGCCTCTCCAGCTATAGCAAATTCCGCTTCTGGTGTATATGGAGATAAGTCAGGATTCTTTTTTTGCCATCTACGTTTAGCCACTTGCCAATGAACGCCAATGTTAATACTCTCGCCACGCTCAAAGCCTTTACCTAAGAACCCTATACCCTTCCTGTAAGGGGTTGTAGCGATGTTTACACCGCGCCTAACCAGACTACCACTAACAGCGCTAGACAAAGGCTTAGCTGCGTCTCTAGCTGTCTCGTGAGAGGTTACAGCTGCTCCACCACCACTACGCCTAAAGCTACGTATATCAGCTCTAAGCTCTTCTGTAGTCATAGATAAGCTACGAGCTAAAGGAGCTAGCTCCGCATCTGATTTAGTTACATCAGCTCTTTTAGCAGCAAGCTTACTAACCAACCGTCCTCGTCTAAAGTCTGGTACGAATGTCTTAGGCCCTAGAGCAATCATATTCAGCGTCTGTGACGGCTGTACTACAAGCTGCGCTAATGGATTGGATGCTAAGTTTAGTTCAAAGTTACGTGCTCTAGTCCAGCTAACTGGATCAGAATCAGCAATACTACGCAAACCCTTAGCTATAACATCACCAACCTTACCAAGCTTACGCTCTGCATAGTCAGCTAAGATTATAGAGTTACGTCTAAACCCTGCACCTGTTGACAAGCCATCAAGGATTTCTATATGCTGGAACATAGCTTTTGCATCAATAACTTCTTGATCACCTACTTTACCCTTCTTAAATATATCAGAAGCAGTTGCTGGGAAGCTACCCTTGTCTCTAAGGAGATGTTGATATGTAGATACAAATCTACTCTTCAAATCATCTACATAAGGCTTCATTGTAGAGTCTCTACTAATACGAGACACTGCTCGTACAGCAGCTTCTAGTGGATCTATTACATCACTAGACATACCCTTAGCATCTTTTAACCTATCCCCTTTCTTACCATAAAATAAGCCACCGGAAGTGGAATATAATTCATGTAAGTTTTGTGCAAAGTCTGCTTGCGCTGTTAACTCTCTGTCATGCTTTTGACCAAAAGTGACGCCAGCTTCAGCACTTTCTTGTAGAGTGGCGGCTCTGGCTTCGGCATCTTTGAGGGAGTGGGCAACTCCGACTGTTGAGCTTCTTGTTTGCTTTGCTCCGTCAACTACCACCTCTGTGTCTTTAGTGATGAAATAGTTTGATCTATTTGTTCTTGGCAACCACCCTTGGTTGTAGCTTAGTGTTATTTCTGGTAGATCTCTAACCTCAATCCCGTCCAACTTAACATAGTTTGTACCAACCCCGTCAAGCATTTGAGTGGATTTAAGCTGTCCAATCTGCTGTCCATTTTTATATAAAGCAGCTACATCTACAGACTCTATAGTTTTAGTTATAGGGTTGTAGGCTTGCCTAACACCAGAAGCTTGCGTAGCGGATAGAGGTCTTGCAAAGGAATCATACTCCTCACCTTTAATATAAACCATACCATCACTAGTCAAACCTTTACGATGTATACGATTCTCTAATGTGAATGCTTTATCCATAGCCCTACGGAAATCTGCATAAGCATCTATAGCCTTCTGGCTAAATCCTTCTCTCCTTAGAAATGCTGGAGTGAATAATCTCTCTTCTTCAGCCCCTCTTGCTAATACTCTACTAAGAGCTGCTTGTTCTTTACCACTAAGTTTAGCGAAGCTATCTAAGTCGTGTAACATCTCCTTCTCAAGAAACTTCCACTTATCAAAGACAGCATTACCTAGCTGGCTTAGCTCTTTAGCAAACTTTGAATCTGCATCAAATAACCAAGAGCCATGCTGAGCAAACCAAGAGTTTTGTACAGTGTCATCAGAGAATTTAATATCTCCCTTACTTTCCACTTTAATGAAATACTCTAGATTTTCTTCAGATGGCTTAGCTTCTTGTACCTTCTTATCTGCTGTAAGCTTATCAAATTGAGCTTTAACATCTTTGTCTAGCTTATCAATCTGTCCTTGATGTAGCCTACTTATATTAGCTTCAGCTCTAGCACCTTGTGTAGACTGGTCTAGCATAGATTCAATCTCTGCAATCTCCCTCTCTAGAGGTTCTACAGATCTCTGTCCAATCTTAGCTTCTGTAGCAGCAGCTTCTTGGGAAGCTTTAGTGCCCGCAGCTGATGTAGGAGTTGTTGGCTTAAGGGCTTTAACCTCAGCCTGTAAAGCAGCTAATTCTTTACGTAGTGCCTTCTCTTCTCCTCTAGGAAGCTTAGTACCTTTAGCCTTCTCTAGGTTGTGTATAAGCTGCTTAGTGGCTTTAGCTACACTCTGCCCAGCCTCTACAATCTCCTCAACACCATCTATACGATTGGTACGTGTTAGTATAACACCTGCACCTTTATAGGTGTCAGTTAATATCTTCTTAGCTTCATCTTTAGAGGCAAATCCCCATCCCTTACTCTTACCTACTAAAGCTCTAGTAATCCAAGGTTTACCTACCTCACCTACAAGTTCTGTATCCGCAAGCCATAAGTTATGACCTTTACTCTTAGCTTGTAAGTCTTCAAGCTCCTTAAGCGCTTCTTTCTTACCTCTACTAGCAGCTATAATATCCTCTACACCACCAGCTTCTTTAAGCAGCTCCACTTCATCTTCAGCGCGCTTAACAGCATTGCTAACAACTGAAGGAGTTTGTGCTTCTTTCCATCCATCTAGTTTTGGTGTAGCATTTTTAACTAACAACTCTTCTTTTGTTGTACCCAACATCTCAGCTGTCTTAGTGTCTTTCATAGCCACTTCCACTGCCTCAGCAGCAGCAGTGGGGTTTGCAGCTTGTGTACGATTAAGTCTAGAAAGCTTAGCCATTTTAATAGGGGCAGTCACTGCATGCTTTACAGCAGAGAAAGCGCCAATAGTCAATAAATCTAATGTAGGGCCTACATTGATTAGCCATCTATCCCAATCAAAGCCATCTACATCGCCACCAATATAATCATTAAATACACTACTCATCATATTAACAGCTTGTACAGCATTGGTGTCTAATACACCAGCATTCTGAGATAAGAACTCTTGCATAGAGAGTGCTAGTTCATACTTCTCTTGCATAGGTAGAGCTGCTGCATACTCTCTAACACTGTCTAGCATTTCACCTGGAGCTAGCACTTCTAGACCAGCCCATTTAATTTCTAAATGATTTAATAGATTTGCATAAGAGTTGGCGTCATTAACACTAACTAAAGTGCCTAGTAAATCCAACCCTGTCTGAGCACTCCAACTGAAAGCTGCATCAGCACTTTCTGCAACCAAACCTTTAATTTTAGCAGTTGTGGCTAATCTATCTGCTAGCTTCTGATTGCTCTTAATAGCTACAGCAGTGTCATTCCCTTCCTCTGCATCTACAACTCCACCATCACTAATCTGTAGTGTTGTCTCATCTGCAATAGCAAAAGCTTTAGCTTCTTGTATAGCTATTTGTAACTGCTTAGCTACAGCCTCTTTTAAAGAAGGATCATTACGAAATAAGTCTGAAGTCATTAAAGAGCTAGCAGCTTCAATCTCATTCTCTATGTTCTGAGCTTGTATGCCACTCTCAGCTGCACTAAATTCTTCACTAGTACCAATAGTCTTTAGATCTTCCATAACTCTGTCATAGACAGCTACAGGATCTGCTGCATTGTTAGCTATCGCTGTATATGCCCCCATCTCACTAGCTGCTTCGTCAGACCAAGTGATTGGGATTTCTTGCACATAAGTCTCAGGAGAGTCTAGAGGGTCTATAGGAAACATAGCTTCAACTTCGGCTGCATCTTCAGCACTACCTTGTACAGCACTCTGTACACCGCTGTTAGGCACAGCTTCTTCTATAGAAGCTAAGTCAACACCTTTAGATACAGCAGTGTTTACATCTTCATCAAGTTTAACTGTAGTTTCTTCTAAAGCATTTGGATTATCAACTGCCATTATATTTCCTATGTATTAGTTTGGAGCAAATAAGCTAGCCGCCTTAAGTGATGTATCAAATATTGCATCTGCGGTAGCTGCTCTTGAAGAGGCATCAGCAGCCTTTTGATTAAAGATGCTAGTCTCTCTGTTAAGCCCTATAGTCTCATCTAAGAAGCTTATATTAGAAGCAAGCTGTGTCTGTACTGATCCTACACCTTGCTTCACTGAAGATGATTTAGATGTACCTGAGGCCACACCTCCGGCTATAATCTCAGCCTGGGCTTTCTGGGCCTGTCTGAATTGTGCTCTTCTTTCTCTTGTAGCTTTTATATCTTGTAATCGTTGTTGAGCTTTACTAGCTCTAATTTGATTTCTACCTGAGCGCTTCTGCTCATCTATACTAGTAATCTGTGCAGCGGGAGCAATACCAGCTGCTAATGTTGCTGCTGTTTCTATTCCCATTATAGTTCTCTCCTGTAGATTATAGCTTCATCCGTATACTTATACGGCTCAAGTCCGAACATAGCTTGCCATTTACAAATCTTATGCTCATCTTTAGCTATTGCTGAAAACACCTCAGCGACACCAGCTTCCTTTAAACCTTCTGTTATATCAAGCCAATCTGATAGCATTTGTTTGTATATAGACTTTGTAAACTTATCTTTTAAATAGTCTAGGTGTAACACAAGAGAGCCAGATTCCAGCTCTCCTGATAATTTATATAGAGGAGTTTCTACCAAAACTTCTTTAGACATTCTCACTACCTTCTATATGTAAAGCCCATCCATACAAATGTAAATCTTTACCAGCCTCTGTATCTACTCTCATAGAGAAGGCTCTACCAGATCCTCGTAAACGATTCTTAGTTGTCACTACAGATTTACCATAATTAAATACACCTTCTTCTACACCAAAGTGTTTGTGTAATTTGTATGCTTGGATCTGTGATCCAAACTTACCACTATTACTATGGTTAGAAAAGTCCCATTGACTTTGTACCAAACAAGCTGAAGGGAAATCAGGAACAAAATCACTTCCTGAAGCAATCATCTCTGTCTCTGTTTGTCTAAAGTGCATAGTTAGGTAGGGGATTTGTTTACGTCTAGCCGAGTCATTAAACAGTTCATACCCTGTGATTAAATACGCAGCTGCATCAACACCTACACCGTCATCACTAATCCAATCTATAAAGTTAACATCTTTGTACAAGCTAAATGTAAACTCAACATCACCAACGGAGTTGGGTTTTATAGTCAGGTATTTTGTAGAGCTTCTACCTTTAGTTCTAGCATCTTTAGATATAACAACTGTCTCTCCATTAACTTGCACTTCTTGTCCGTTAACTGTAACTGGTTGCTGGTCTTTAATTACGCTAAACCCTCCAGTAGGAAGATACCCTGCAATATAACTACTATCTGTCTCTAACGTACCAAAGGTATTAGTGGAGAAAGCTCCTAATGTTAAATCTAACACCAGCTCTTTGTTGTATTTATGCTTCTGTCTAATCCCGTCATAATCTTCAGAATCATTATATAACCAGCTAACTTTCCTGCTGTCACTATCATATCTAGAAACAGCATTACTCCTACCTACAGATGGGATTTCTGTATACAGAGTTTGTATAGTTGTCTCCGTAATGTTTTGTGCTGCAAGTCTACCTGTAGCATCCTGTGCAGATAGTACATAAATACCTGCCTTACTCCAGTAGTAAAGACTACCTTCTACATCAACAACACTTTGAGCATTGGTTACGCCAATGTTAGTTATCTGTCTTATAGAGAAGTCATCAGCTCTAAATACACCGTCAGGGCCTGTCACTTCCCATATACCATTCTCTGCTACAACAACTAAAGATGTATCTTTATTTACAAGTCGTAAAACACGAGAGGCTTCTGGTATAGTGAAGGTTCCTCCATCAGTGGCTAATGTCTCATTAAAGTCTTCAGATGTAGGGTCATTAACTGTATGACACTTACCTAAATCATTATTGTTCTGAACAACTTGAGAAAAGAATATAGTTGAAGAATAGATGGGAGTGTTGTCATCGCCCTCAGACACTTCACTATCTACACCAGAATAGAATATTCTACCGGCATAAGAAGCTACAGCTGTAACTGAAGATAGTTCTGCATCTAGAGGAAGTTCTGTAACAGAAGCACTAGCTCCATCTGGTAAAGGGTGCAAAGACTTAACAGCGCTATCTGCAATAGTGGTGCTGTAATTATCTGTCATAAAGGTACGTCTAGTTGCTCCACGAGCAAAGGCATCTAATAGTATACGCCCTTTAGGGGCTGGCCTAGTACCAAACACTCTGGAATCTAATAGATTAAAATCATAATCTTCAGACGCATTCTTAGCTATAAACCAAATTTCATTGTTAGCTGGGAATTGTGATGAGTGATTTGCATGAGGGTATTCTAAAGAAGCTCCTACATCAACTTTCTTTGTAGGCCATCCTTGATTGAATAGATTATATTCATGCTGAATAGTTATAGGCTTTTGGCGTTCATCTAATTCTAGGCCATCAGTTACACCCCATATATCCCTAACTACTAAAGATATGTCAGTTTCTGTAAATACACCACCTACAAAACTTATAAGCTTAGGTAGGCGGAATGCAGGATTAACTGCTATAAGCTTACCATCAATAGTGGCAAACTGTGTTTGATGCTGTGCAGCAAAGGATGTTATTGCCAACTCCCCTTTGATATTAGCAGATAGCGTATCTTTGAATCCGTCTACAAATACAAACTTATATCCGATTTGTATAACACCCAAAGTCTTAGTAGGGTCATTGTCTACATTCTCCCATCTAAATCCTGTAATGGCTGTGCTAGCAAACCCTGTAAAATCTAAGCCTACACCAAGCTTTACAAAGCCATCCTCATAATCCATTCCACGTCTACGTTGTCTAGAGCCATCTCGATTTAATACGAAATTATCCTCTGCTATAGATGCGTTCTCAGGGAACGTTAAAGGAGAGGCTTCTGTAATTAACCCTTTTACAAAAGTATTACGTTCTAGATTTAGCTTTGCCACTAGCCACCCCTTCTTTAGCTTCGCGCTTACGTACATTACTAGCCCTTTCTACTCTATTAGCCATATAATGATCAGCAGCGTCCATAGCCATTCCATAAGAGGTATAACCTCCCTGCAACTCTACAGGTATAGCTCCACCACCTTCCCAAGCTAGTTTATACATTACACCTTGTGAATAAACTTTAAATTGCTTCATGCTCTACCTCTAACAGGTTTACCATAGTCAGGGAACTGGATACCCTCACCAGCTCTCCAACTCTTCCTACTAAGCCAAGACTTCTGCCTCTTTGCTTGCTGCTCACTCTTAGCATCTTCAACTTGCTTAAGTCGTGCAAAGCACACACTCTTAGCTTCAGCTAAAAACCCTGGAAAAGCTTCAACAGGTAAGTCTGGTATAAAGTCATCAGCTAGAGTAAATACAGGTGACATTGTTGCAGAGCATTGTGTCTTACTAGTTTGTAGCGTAGATTCTACAGCATAATCAAAACTATCAAATACTAGCCATTCATCATCAAAGGATGTATAATATTGTGGAGTAGTGTTATTTTTAATTAATAGTTTAACACCACTAAAATCTACCACCTCTTGCACTATAGTATTATCGGAGTTTAAATTGTTAGCTCTAACTAAGAATTCATCTGGAGTTAGATATTCAATCTCCTTATTCCTAACCCTAGTCTCGCCAACTTTAATACCATCATAATAAACAGAATGCAACTCCTTCACACTAGTAGGCAGTTTCATATGTGTAGGTTTAGTGGAAGCTCCTGAACTATCTAGTGTTATTAGCTGTTTTAGATGAGACCAGTTCTTATTACTCATCATTTCAAAATATACACTTTCTATGATTCTGGCTACCTGCATACTCTCTAAGCTATCTGAGATTGTATTAATCTCATCAGAACTCATATCTGAAAGTATGTCTTGTGTCATATCTAGTACAGAGAGTTTACTCAATGTCACTATCCTCTAATTTATTTTTTGTTCTTAGAACCTTTTGGCCTACCGCCACCACTGCTCCTTTTACCTCCGACAGCACCACCACGCTTTCTATTAGCACTAGCAGACTCAATACGGCGATTGCTTTTAGCATTACTACCTCCTTGAGCTAAACCTTTCTTGTGACCAACATCCTTACCATCACCTTTCTTAGCAGAGCCATTTTTAATAGCATCTCGCCTAGCTTTGTTTCTAGCTGCTCTGTTCTTCTTCTGCTCTGGCTTAGCATTGTACGCTCGCTTCTTTTTAGAAGCTGGTTTAGCATTAGCCTTAGTTTGACCTTTCTTTGGCATTACTACCTCCTTTAGGCTTTAACTAGTGTTAACGCCAATCCTGCATCTGTAATAGTTACATCACAAGTTGTATCGCAAGCTACATGCAGAGCAACTACATCACCAGCAGTTAAGGGTACTAATCCTATACCAGCCAAGCTACCAATATCAGTACCAGTACCTTGTTTTCTACGTAGTGTAGGAGCTACCGCTGAGGGTAACACTGTGCCATTTACAGAATATTTAACGCCTAATAGGACGTTGTTAACAGAGGCTGTTACATTAGACCACCCTGCTAAATAATAAACTCCTGTAGTAGGAACAGTTAGTTCATTGTTATTGTAGGTAACGCCATCCGTAGTACCTGCTTGCCATATACCTGCTATCTTTATATAGTCAGTAGTTGTATATAGAGCTGCATCAGCAGCAGCCGTGAGAGATAGGGCTGTAGAGTTTTGCAGAATTTGCATCTCTCCATAAGCCTGTTCTAATTTCCACTCACCGCTACCAGCGCCATCTGCTACGTAGGTTTCTCCAAGTAAGGCTGTAGCTACCCCTTTAGGTTCATGTATCTCACCTGAACCTATATCAACATGCTCTATTGCCATTTAATTAAATCCTCCATCTTTCCAATCCTTATACCTCTCTGATTGACTATCTTTACTGCTAACAGTCTTTAGATACTCATATAATGAGTCATGTAGCCCTTTAGTAAATCCTTTAGTAGCTAAAAAGTTTATTAATTTTTGTGTAGTAGAATTAGCTGGAAGGCTAGCCAGCCACTCTGTCCATGTAGATCCTCCACCGCCACCACCTGCTATAGAGAATGTGGCTAGGGAAGTAGTACCAACAGTTCCATCTACCTGTATCACATACCTACTAACAGTTTGATCAACTAAAGGTTCGAAATCAAATACCCATTCTCCATCAGCACCAATAGTAAATGGTATGCCTGTAGGAGAGGAAGTAGTTTCATACACCACTTGATCACCAGTAACTGGTACATCTCCAGTGTAGCCTTCTAATATAGAACCATCAGTTGTGACAGGAGAGATTAGATCTGTGTAGCTATAGCCTGTAGCTGCAACAAGAGGTATGTTATTACTTGTGTCAGATTCAGCACCTGTAGTAATAGTCCAAGCATAGCCTACAATAGAGTGTTGCTTAGATAAGCTGGCAGGTATGCCGACTGTAATTACCCAAGGGCCAGTTCCAGATACAGAATCCACTGTAAGAGAATCACCAGAACTAACTACGGTGGTATTACCTGTAGTAGGAGCTGTAGTGGAATTAGCAACAGTGAAGGTTGCTGTACTGCCGCGCTGTAGCTCTGCTGGCTCAGCAGTGATTGTAAGACTAGGCGGTTGTACAAACGCACCAATATCGCCACCACCAGTACCGGCTCCTACCACTACAGAGCTGTTCTTAAGCCTTAAATCTCTATTAATAAAGTCTTCAAAATCTGCTGTAGTAAGCGTTGCTATAGAGTTGGCTCCGGGCATATTAGCATCGTTGCCCGCGTTATAGTCACCAGTTACAGTAGGTGTGTCACCGCTATGAACTTCATAAGTAGCGCCGTCTGAATAACAAGCAGTGTCATTAATAGTAGTGGTAGTAGTATTGCCACGTATGTAGATAGCGCCCAAAGAACCAGTACCATCTATACCCAACACTGTACAGCTAGTAAGATTAGCTAGAGTACTAAATACATATACAGCGCGATTTAATGCGCCAGTATCTTCTAATAGGAATATAGTATTAGTAAAGGCGGCAGCAGTTACACTAGAGCTATCTATAAATACTTGATTAGGACGGAAGCCACAAGAATCTACTACTAGATTATCGTAAGTATCTCCAGTATTAGCTAACACCACATCGTCTAGCTCAATATTTCTTATCTGTCCATCATTGACACGTACGTCTAAGTTAAAGCCCGCACCAGATAAGGTCGCATGAGTACCGCCAAAGTTCCCATCAAACTCTTGACCTGCGGCTGCTCTAATAATAAACCCATCAGCCCAACTAGTTCTTATCTGTAAGTTAGCTGCTAAGGCTGGTGTACCTGTGCCAATTTCAGCTACAGGTGGATTACCTCCATAAGAGGAGGCTTGTTCTGCTGCTTCCCACGTAGGGAGATCAGCATAGTCATTAGTTCCAAAACCTATCTGACTAATTTCAGGCATAACTGTAGTTCCCGTCTGCTAGGTCATTAATAAACTCTTCTATCCATAGATAGCCACTAGGCGCTGTATCGCTCCAAGTCTGAGCAGATATACCACGATACGTCCAATAGCTATCTGGAATACCGTCACCGTCTGTATCAGTAGGATAGCTAGCTGAGCCATATGTGGGAAAGTCATCAGGGTAGGTGACATCTGCTTTCAAACTACCTGTACTATTAGTGTAGTTATTTACAATCTCTGTATCAGCCGAGTCTCTTATAGGTACTGTCGCACCCACACCAGCAACAACTTGGTCACGTACAGACTCATAATTTGATTCTGATACAACAATCTCAGTAGGAGTAATACCTCCTGGTAGAGAGAAAGGTGTAAGTGATTCGAAAGTAGTAGGTAAATAAGCTCCAGAGAAACCATTAACTATAGACCATTCTGAATCAGCATCTAAGAGTCTATCCGTACCGAAAGCTCTCCTCTGGTAGAGGGCTGCATAAGGAGTAATAGCTACAACCTCTTGAGCCCCTGTACCTAATGCAATATATTCACCAGCAGTTCCGCCAGCTCCATATCTAACAGAGCCATTAGAGTCTATACCTGCTTTAGTCATACAGCTTAAAGAGTTAACTTTAGGGCCGGGAGCGCCTTGCATATCTAACATGCTGGAGTGACTACCATCAAAGTTATATACAACTCCATTAACTATGGTAGATGTTATATCACCACTCCACTGAGGTAAACGACCATTACTAGAAGTAAAGAATGGACGTATAAAGTCTGCTGTATTGCCCGTATCATACGTAGCGTTTAATAGAATACCATACCCATGATTAGCTTCTGGTGCTGGATCAGTTAAACCTTCACCTATAAGACAATCAAAGAATGTAATATTAGTGAATCTTGTAGCAGGAAAACTAGTACAGCCAATAGTCTCATCTGCACCCCATGTAGCAGAGGTATTAGCAATCATTACATTATTAGCATTCCAGATAGATAAGGATTCTTGGTCTGTCTCGCTAATAGGTTGATGTGATCCGCAACGGAAGCGGCCATGTCGAATAATAACATCTGAATTATCTTGTAGTCTTAAAGGTGCTCCAACGACAGCAACTCCGCTAGGTGATGTCTGAAAGGCAAATGTAAGATTATCTGAAGTTGTCTCTAATACAGAAGATAAGTTAATATTGCCATTAACTCTAAAGATAATAAAAGTACCTTCATTACCTGCACCTTCCACTGCTGCTCTTAAGCTACCTACTCCAGAATCATTAGTGTTGTCAACAAAAGCAACAGTCTTAGCACCAACATGTCCGGCAGCTCCTCTAGTTAGTGCTGCTAAGCCCTCAGCACCTGGAAAGGCTCTTACGTCTAAAGGTGTTGTACCACCCTTATCAAAGCCTCTTATCTTACCATCCGCCGCAGGTGTCCACAAAGACAAATCCTTATTTATCGGCGTCATATTACAAGCCATTTAATTCTCCGCTATAATCTTAAGCCAATAGGCTTTTTCAGAACTATTGTGATCAGGCCATACTTTATTTGTTTCTGAATCATAATAATCTTTTAGTGTACTAAACCCCAACCCTATAATCACACCTTCATGCATAATATCTAGGGTTGAGCCATTACCGCCAAAGAGCGCTTGCCAGTAGGAGTATTCCATAGTACGTGTATCTGTCACTCTAGAAGATACAAGCCTAAGAGCTTCGTATTGCACATCTCTAGTGGAAAGAGAATTAAATCCTTCTAGGTCGCCTCTAAGGGCTGCATAGTATAAGGAAGCATAATAATTACTTCCATGAAACTCACTACCATACACTAGGTTGCATCCGTTATAATAGCTGTACGCTGTCCATTAGAATCTACTGTAGCTGTTATACGATCCTTACTATCTGCTGCATCTCTAATAGTCACTGTATTACCAGCAACTGCTAGCTTACCAGCAGCCTCAGCTCTTATAAGACGTATAGCTTCTTCAAAGGTTTCTCCATTCTCTATAACTCTACTAAATATAGAATCCACAATTCTTTGTATATCCTGTTCTGTTAGTTTAGAAATATAGACATCAGGGGCATACCCTGTTAGTGTCACTATGCCCGTAGGCACTTCCACTAAAACCTCACCACCAGCTGTTATTACTGGTGGGTAGGTAGTTAATGTAATAACCCCTGTAGGTACAGAGATAGTTACATCTCCTACCGCTACAGGAAATGTCTGTCCGTTAAGTGCAAATTGATTTAACGCACCAAAGCCAAGCATTATGTTATAAACTCAGTGGATATGATTGTACTAATCTCAGCTAAAGACTTACCAGCCCCAGCTTCGAGATATACATTATGTAGTGTGAAGTTACCTCCAGAACCACCTCCCTGACCAAACCCTACAGCTCCTGCTGAAGAACTCTCAGTTTGCGCAGCAGATAAGGTAGTATCAGAATCCACTTCCACTTCATCTTTGTACAACTTAAGTGTAGGAGTTCCTAACGTATGATCTATAGATACGGCTAAGGTAGTTCTGATTCCAGTAGTAGGCGTTCCAAAGCTACCAGTGTTAGCAGCATTTTGTGCAACCACACTACCATCCTGATTGATACTATTCTCTGTACCTCTAAAGAATGTCCCTGACCCTGTTGCGTCAAAGGTTACATCCACTATTAAAGTGTAGCCATCAGCATCTGAGAGTAATGTGTGAATCTCATCAGCATTCATTAAATCAAAGGTGAAGAAGTCAGCCGAACCACTACTTTCATCTGGAGTATTAAGGGAGTTTCCAGTTAAGTTATAAAGATTATCAGTACCTTCTTGGTTATCCCATTGTTGGAATAGTGTACCAGGGCCAGCTGATGTAGTTACACCTACACCTTTCTGTAGTAAGAACTTAGCTGCTGCTACGGGTACAACAGATACTGTTGGGACTTGTCCTGTTAAGGATACAGCTCCAGAAGGCACTTCTACAGACACGTTGTTAGTTACAGATACATCCGGCACTTGCCCTGTAAGAGTTATAGTTCCAGAAGGAACAACGATAGTTGTATCTGCTGTATTAGTTACAGTAGGAACATAACCAGTTAGTGTCACACTTCCTGTTGGAACTGTAACTTCTATATTACCACCTATACTAACTACAGGTGCATACCCTGTAAGAGTTACACTACCTGCGGGAACTGTAATGGTTGTATCTGAAGCAGCATTATTGGCCATAGCCTGTAATCTACTAGGAAATAACTTCTCCCAACCTATAGTTCTTTGTGTGTCATCATTATGATGATTATTCGTAGGAGGATTGTCAGCTACAGCGTAACTAGCTGTTTCACAATAACCACAATAAGGTATTTGGTTTGGAGCATCAGCTAACTCTGCTTCTAACGCAACTCCTGTACCAAAGGCTTGGAATTCACTATTCATTCCAAGAAAGATTAAAGGTACATTATCTATATCATGACCACCTAACTTAACATCTGCTCTAAAATCAGAAGCAAATTGAGATAAGTAGCCAGCAAAAGTTGGAGCTGTTACACTTGCTTGCGCATCAGACTCACCTATAGCCATTGATATTGTATGTAGATAATGAGAGTCGTGCTCATCCAAGAACTCTAGAGTACGAGTTAGTGCTAGCGCATAATTAGCCCCACCCTGAACCCAATGACCTCCAGAGAAGCTCGTACTTCCTTGAGCCCGTGCAATAATAGCACTTTGGTTAACACCTTGGCGCTTTAACGCCTTACCATAACTAAGTGCAGAAGTTATAGCTAAGCCAGTAGAACCTGATAGATGATCTAAAGGTGCTACTTCAGCTACACGCATAAAACCTACATCAGAAGGCACAAACTCATATACGTCTGTACTAGGGTAGTCAGCATTAGCTATATCTCTGCCTGTATTATGACCAGCGTTTTGAGACTGACCTATAAATAATAGTCCAGCTACTCCTTGTATATTCTCATTTAACTTCTTTGCAGGTACAGATGAAAATATATCCACTGTAGAATCAAATACAGGGAAACTATCGCTGTAATATTCTGTAATAGTAAAAGTAGTAGAAGTTCTACTACCTCTAACAGCTGCTTGATTATTAGAATCATCGCGTATATAGAAATCAGATACCACTCCATCAGGAGCGGCATTAAATCCTGCTTCGGGAGAACCTACAGTGTAAACAAACTTACTTACTTTGGTTCCTTTATACCCTACATTATCTAGAAATGTAGACATATTTACCCCTTATGATTCAGCAAATATTCCATTAGCATGTGGAGCTACAATTAAGGAGTTTCCATCAGTAGCAGTTACATCTGCCGGAGTGTTATCTAAAAGACAATGAGCCACAACTTCATCTGGTGTGGTAGTTGTATCTACTACATAAGCAAATCGTGCTGTAATAGAGCCCCCTGAGGCAGTGAACGTAGCATCAGCTGTATCAAACGTAACAGTTGCGCCACTTCCTACCCATGTAGCAGCTACTACTTGTGCGGCATAGCCATTACCACTAACTTCATTAGTAACTGTAGTTGCATCTCCTACGGAGGTTGTTGCAATATTACTTGTAGAGGTAGCCAACCGCATTTCAAAGGTATCCCCATCCATATCAATGGTGTTATCCCCTTTATACTCTTTAAATCTATCGTGCATTACCCAAGCATCTGCTGCCATGTTATTTATTTCCTATACATTTATGTTTATAACGATTATTTATTTTTAACAAGTCCTCCACTGTATGTGTTGGACAAGCTTTATAATTCTTTTGGTATATGTATTGTTCGCAGAACGTATCAGTTCTGATTATCTTCGTCGAGCAACCGCTGACGATAAGCAGGATCATTAAGCTCAAGGTCAGCTTTCCGCATAGCTTCCATAGTTTCTGCATATTCTGTGTACTCCTCTTCGAGCTTAACTGCTGGTTTATTAACTAGGCCGTAAAGGAGCCAACCTCCAAATAATAGTAAACCTAGCCCTATTACAGCCCATTCCACTATTCTTTACCTTCAGGTAAAAAGATAGCTGCTAAAGAGGCTATCGCCCCAGTAACTTGCTCTGGTGAAAATGCCTCTAAACCAAAACCTGTTACGATTAAACCTACAATACCTGCATACGTTGACGGCTGTCTAAGTAGTGCATATAATTTTGCTTTATTCATGTTATTCACTTTTATCCTCTAAATATCGTCTGACTGAAAAATATACTGCCACTGCTGTGAAAGTGAAGCCTATTACAGATAACAATTCTCCAGTAGTAAAAGCATATACCCAATCAGATGGGAACATATCAATAGTTAATAATGACTGCTTCTCTGTTTCCAACGACTTTTTCCCTACTACTATAGCACTAGCTCCGCTAACGCTAACTACTGCTGGGACTACTCTATCCATCTCATAGTCCTCGCATACGTTCTTTAAGATCAGCTAACTTTACCTCATACTCCGTTTTAATAGATAAAGATTCTGTATACTGCTTATCTACGGAAACTTTAGTCTCTTCTAGTAACTTAAAGTCTTCTATTAAACTAAGTTCCTGCGTATCTAATAGCTTTTGTTTATCTTTAATAGATTTTTCTTTCTTAGTTAAAGCAGCACTCGCGGCTTTAAGCTCTTTCATCTCTTTTATATGAACTAAAGAGGTAGCTTCCCGCTCTTCTGCTATATCAGCTATAGCATCTAAAGCTGTTTGCTTAGCTTTCTCTGCATTCTTTTCTTGTTCTTTGCAATAAACCGTCAGGCTCTTAGCCTTCATTAAATCTTTTGTGGCTTTAACTAGCTTAGTGTTTTCAGCCTTGAGGCGCTTTAGTGCTTCTTCAGCTTTCTTTGGTTTAGATAATAACTCTAATAGGGCATCAGAAGTACCATCTTGTATATTAGGTAGTCCAGAAAGAAGCATTATCTTTTAGCCCTCGATATAAAGTATTCAACCTCACCGCTATCTAAGTCTGCTGATAACCTGTAGGTTACATCAACACCTCTCTCTTCTAGTGTGCCATTATAAGCACAACCTCCAGTACAAACAAATTGTGCCACTCCACCTGTAATGTTTGTAGATAGTGGATGGAAGTCTGAATCACCAAGCTTACGCTCTAGCGTAACAGTTCCTGTACCTCCAGTTATTAACAAATTAATAACCCCCTCAAAGGCAAAGGGTGCAGAGATAGGAGTATCTTTTGTAAGCTTCATAGAATTTCCAGAAAAGAAACCCCCTTTCGGGGGTTCATAGTTTAGATCTTAGTATAACGTAAAATCACTTTAGCAGTACCGCTGCCAGCTGTTACACCTGCGGTAGTACCAGTGACTGATACACCAACGGCAGTGTCTGCTGCTAGAGCTGCTGCCCAAGTACCAGCACCTGACGTATCTTTGGTAGTACCTGCTACATCGGGATTTGCAATAGCAAAGCCATTTGTAGACTCCGACGTATCTGTACCAATGTTAAATACGTTATCGGCATTACCTAAAGTAAATGCTTCACCTACTTCAAACACGGCTTCTATAGGAAAAGATCCTGCTGGAAGTGTTAGTTGTGTATTGAAGGAAGTACCTCCATCAAAGTCATCACCTGTAATGTACACCACCTTCTCAAAGGTAGAGCCACCTTGGCCATGAAGTTCACCACCACTAACTACGCCGTCTTCGACGCCTCGTGTGCCATATTGGTTAAAGACACCTAAACCTGTATTACTTTCAAAACCCATAATTATTCTCCTATTATACGGTTGCTGTTGCTGAGGTACGGATTACACCAAGCGTATCTACACGCTGTGGCCCTACACCCCAACGAGCTGTTTGGTCAAACTCATCTCGCTTCTTGCTTCGATCTCGACCAGTCTCTACTTTTGGCTGTTGTCTCCAAGCAACCATACCAGGAGTGGTGTTGTCATCTGCAATACACATGAACAAGTTAGCTACACCATCTGTTGATGCAGAGCTAGTGCCATCAAATAAAGTTAGTGCTTCGCCATCTAATGCAGGTAGACGATTAGACGTCCAGATCTGCCAGCCATACAAGTCAGTTACAAATGTATGCTCTTTAGCAAAGCCATTCTTAACCAAATCTTGTGTTAGAGATGATGCTGCATCTAAATTAGATGTTAGCTGTGCTCGCTTACTGAAGGCAGCTGCTGATACAGGATCTACGATGGCAATACGCCCATTCATAGGTACATTAGCTTTGTTGAAAGCTAACGCCATATCAATCAAATCAGCTTCACTTAGCGTTTCATTCGTACCAGAGGCACGGAAACGATGTGAGAAACCATTAATCAAGTTACGATCTGCTGCTGTTTGAGCAGAGTTCATAACAGATAAGAACCGTGTCTCAAAGTTCTCTTGAATTGCACGTGTAGCTTCTTGCGCACGAGCTGCGTGTAAAGCTTCAAGTTGTGAGCCATCTTGGCGTAGTACATCAGTGATATACCAAGCATCACCGATATAATCGGTAATCTGTAGCTGCACCGTGCCTGTATCAATTGGGTTGTAAGTAAGATCTTCGTTCTCTGTAATCTCTTGGATTGTAGTAGAACCGATGGTCTTGATGTTTAGAGTTGTACCTTCACCAAAATCAGATACATTACGATAGAAGTTGCCAGGCAACAGTCCGTCATGTAGATTGGTTAAGATGAAGTCTGAGTATTGAGTTGCCTCAATAAAGGCAGTTGTATTACCAGTAGTTTGCGACATTCGCTAATTCCTATATTAAGTTTTTTGTGCTACAGCTCGCCACTTGCTAACCGTACCACTAGTACCACTTTTGAATATATCTAAGTGCTCTGTAGAAGGTTGTTGTGGTTGCTGTAATGCGTTTGTATTGACTGTCCCTTGTGTGGGATTACTCGGCGATAGGGCTGCCTCGTTAAAATAAGCTAATACGGCATCTGGAGCTTTACGGGCTAAATCACTTAAGAAGCCAACAGACACCCCTAAGGTTTCTGCTTTGCTATTAAATAACTCTTCCGCTTTATCTCCATATTTCTCACCTAGCTTACCCAACACTTTAGCTTGGTTTGTACTAGCCTTTTGTGTTGCTTCCCGTTCTGCTAGCTTTGCATCAAGCATTTGTGCTAGCGTAGTCTCATCAATACCTTCAGCAGCTGGTGTTGCTACGACGGCTTCTTGCTGTGACTTAAGTTGCTCAAGTATGGATTCCATTCCCGCTTGCTTATTAACTTGCTCTTCTAACTCTTTAATACGAGCTGCTTGCTCACTAATGTGAGTTTGTGCATGAGGAAGAGAGGCTAAGGCAGTTGTTACATCAGCATACTTTTGTCGTCCGTCATCAGCCTTAATACTTGCTAGCTGGTCTGCAAACAAAGAATTAGGATCAGGTTGAACAACTGGTTGTGCAGGAGTTTGTGGCTCTTGCGGGTTAGTAGTAGTTTCAATAGGGTTACTATCGGACATATTTAGTTCTCTTTGATTAGTGAAATTACATATTCAAAAGCTTTTTGTGTAGCTAATTCGTCAGCATAATACTCAGAGAGATTGGGTATAGCACTCCGAGTTGCTTTACGCATTTGCCGTAAGCTATGATCAATTTTACTTTCTAAGATCTCCACCAACCTCCCTCTAGTGAGGGAGCAGGATAGAAAGTCTTCTTTTAACTCTTTACAGAATTGCTCATCTTTATCCTTGAGCCAAACCGGCTTGATCTCCAACATCCTCTCCTTCTATAGGGGTTTGCTGTTCTACAGCTAGATCTTCTTGACCTTGCTGCATTAGACGTTGAGATTCAACCTTATCCATCAAGCCAGCATTATCACTAACTAGATCAAATCTATCTACTTGTAAAGTTTCTTCAAATAGCTTAGCAAGCTTCTTATCTCCTATATGTGGCTCAATCTTCTGCCAGATAGGGGAATTGGCTAAACCTGTAAGGTTTTGTGTAAGCTGTGCTTGTGAAGCAAAGTGTCTAGCTCCTATAGGACGCAACTTACCTTTAGCTGTAATATCTTCTTTTGTTATCTGTAAGAACTCAGCTACACCTAAATCATCATCCATAACCCTGATTATGTCAGGGCCATTCATGTTATATACGGCCATCTCTAAAAAGTTATTTAGCGAAGGTTCTACAACACCTAATTCAAATTGGGTGGTCTTTTCTTGGAATATTCTACCAGCAGCATTATCCAAGCTCTGTACTTCATGAGCTGTCTTCTCTCCTGGTGTTCTAATGCCCATAGCCTGCTTGGGTGCTCCAGCCATCTCTTCCATAAGAGATATAATAGCTGACATCTCACTCTCTACACCAGCTAGATCACTGCCTGTAAACAACGGACGTACATCCCCATCAGGCTCTACGTGAAACTCTGCAAAAGGCCCCCACTTAACAGCTTCTGTCAAATCACCTTTAATAACTAAAGGTGGTGCTGCTGTTAAATCCCTAATATCTGCTGCAAGGTTTTGTAGATGATCTAGACGGTATTGCATACCAACTAAATTATCTAATGGCCCCATAGAATATAAATTGTCTGGTCTATGTCTCCAGCCAACCATAGTTTTATATCCACCACGTTTCCATGCAGGGATGGGCTCTTTACGAATAACTTGCCGTCTATCAATAACTGTGATTATATAATCATCTAATAATTCACCAGTTATAGGGTCATGGATAGTACCTTCAAACTCTAATAGCTCAACAAAGCCTGATCCATAATACTCGAATAAACTACCAAAGCCATCCACACTATAAGCAGAAGCCTTGTCGAAATCGTCTTTACTAAATCCAGATAGTCGCGAGCGTGTCTCTTTAGCATAAGTTAAGGCGCTATCAATCCATTCCGATGGGTTACTCTTAGCTTCTAGCTCAAACTCACCAAAGCGTCTAACGCTTCTAGTAATCTTCCATGCAGAAGAATAATCTAAAGCTGAAGCATCAAATACATGATCGTGTGGAGAGATGCGGATAAGCTTTGGGCCTACGTAGCCTTGTACTACTTCACCATGCTCATCTTCTTTCCTCTCGTCCACCCATACAGCATCAGAGATAGCTATTCCATAATCTATATAATCATATAAAAGCTTACTCATGGTTTCTCTATAACCACTCTCTCTAACTTTATTAGAGATATAAGCTTGTATAGCTTCTTCTTTTTTCTTCTCAGCAGCTTCTTTTGTATAGGCTTCCCATTTAAAGAATCTGTCATTAGGGAATTCTGCTGCCATATAATTGGCATGCAGGTTGTCTCTAATCTGTGTAAGCTTTGGTATGGTTGTACAATTCTTCCACGGAAGCGATGAGTTAGTAGTGGAGCGTGTATCTAACGCAAATATATAATTGCGTAATTCTCTCCAATCTGCCTCTCTACCACTACGTTGTCCTTTGAGCATATCCCATTGAACTGATATAAAATCAGCCATACCTGTACGCTCAAGCATCCTAGTAGCTTCTAGTACACTATCTGTAATCATTAAATCTCCTAGCGGAACGCTATGCCACCGAAGCGTCCGTGGTAAATATTATTATCCGTAACGTCAGCTATATTCCTACCAACGTCTTTAGGTGCTTTTATTATCTCAACTACAGATGCTAAGCAATCCTTCACATCATCATGTGGAGGGCGTGCCATAATTAACTCTTCTTCTAACACTGGTATATAGCCACCTTTATAGTGCCATATCTGTTGATTCTCGTATCGTGGCTCCAGCGCAGCTGCTATTCTCTCTTCCTTAGATCCTTGGTGTCGAGTAGGTCTATGTTCGTCGATGCTAATTAAGCTTCCATTCTGCCTAAACCTATCTTTAAGATCTCGGACAATAACAGCTTGCGCTACAGTCACTTCTGCACGAAGTCGTCTAAAACTCCACTTCTGATGCATTCTATCAATCTTATCATAATACTCTGCAATCTTATCGGTCTTAAACCGATCAATATCTAATACATATACATTGTTAGCTGCATCTATCCCAGCAACTACAATAGCAGAATAATCTGCCTTCTTACTTAAAGAGAAGGCAAAGTCAATACCAGCAAATATGTTGAGCTTCTCATTCTGAAACCACCACTTACCTTGGCTATACTTTAAGTGTTTCTTATCATAATACTGAAATCTAGAGATGTCAAATCTCTGACTCTCAGGGTCGTTGGGATCATTATAATATTGTGCATAAAATTGTACCCTATCTGAATACATAGCACTAATCCTAGCCAACTCACTACTATCAAAGCCAAACAACTTCCCATCAGATCGTGCTGTGCGTGGCCACAAGAATGTGCCATCAACTTCCACCACTTCTTCAAGGATGTCCCAAATCTTCTCTTGACCGATAACTCCACCATCATCATCAAACACCGGCATCTCTTGATCTTTCCAAGTGGCATATTGATCTGCTGGGTGGTAGCGTGTACCACAAGCTCTAAATATACCGCCAGTATTCAAAATAGACGCTGCTTGAGACATAGCATTAGCACACTTAGTGCGTCCATCTTCTGTGTAAGCATTATCTGGTACAACGACATCATCTCCCACTACAACCTCTGCATGAAGCCCAGTGGTGTTAGTTGTTATGCCAGCTGCAAATACAGTGAAGTCTCGCACACCTTCCGCTTTACGCTTTGGGTGGTCTACAGATATAGCTCCAGTAGTCCACTTCTCTCTCTTACCCTCTTCTGGGTTAATCATCTCAGGCCAATATCTTGCATAGATTGGACTGGTGAGAGTGTTCTTAATAGCATATAGCTGAGCTTCTGCTAACGTAGTGGTTGCAGACATGTATAGTATAGATGTATCTGGATGCTTAGTAATCCACCAACAACACCACACTTCTATACAATGGCTCTTCATATGTGCTCTAGGGAGCAGCAATAAAGCATTAGGTGTTTCACAGTCTTGAAGCCACCGGAAAACTTTCTTATGAATCTCACCATATTCACGCTCTGGATGTATTAGACGTGCAAAGGTGTATAAGTCATCTTCAGCTAATTGTCTAATCTCGTCTAGGTGTGTGTTAGCCATTATGTTTAATTCTCTCTAAGTCTTTTACAATAGCTAGATTAGCTGTTGCTTGTTTCTTAATCTCCTTAGCCAACTCATCCTTCTTTGGCCTACCTCTGGTAGCTTTAGGGATGTAGTCATTGTCTGCAAGATATTTGAGAGTGCTTTGGTTTGCAGAGCCGTCTCGCATCTGCTCTAGCATCAAGTTAATAGCTTCTCCACGAAGCTTAGCATTCAACTCTTCAACCATTGCAGCATAGAATGGTTCGAAGAACTTTAAGCTTTTTATCTTAAGCCAATGTGTATACCCTTCAAAATATAATGTTGCAAAGTTATGCTCTGCAACATCAGCTAATTCAACATATCTCTTATGCAGGGAAGGGTAGAATACATCATGTACACGTCTGTCTTGAACAGACAAGGTGTACAAGGCAGTTTCTTTATCTGTGCAGGTTTCTATAAATAAAGCTTCCGTGAGTGGCTTATTGCCATAACCACGGAATTTATCTCTTTCTCTTTCTACAAGCTTAGTCACTATCGTTCCTTTATGCATATGTCTTGCATATGCTTGTAAGTGTTAATATACATAATCACCATAAGGTGATTATTCTATAATACTAAATGCAGAGTATTTAGTATTAGATTGTATATTTATTAATAAAGAATCCTTAAGGGATTCTTATTGTATTTGTCTTTACGAAGTAAAGTGTTTATTATAACTATAATAATTTAATATTCCCTTAAAGGAATATTAAATATAGTTTCCCTAAGGAGTATAACTAGTTAGTTGTTACTAGGGTAACAGTAGTATTGTTGTTGTTATGTAACTAGTATAGCATACTTTTTTTTAAAAAACAAGTAAAATTACAATTCTTTACAAAACTCTTTACATATTCGCTATTGCGATGGGTGGGATAAGCCTAGCGTGTCTAACTCTATCCATCCCCCTTAGGGGAGAAAGGTGCTTAAGCACAATTAACACGCTATGCTAGGATGTGGGAATTATATATATACATACTCCCCCATCTGTATAACAATTACAATTGTACTCGCTGAAAGCTGTAATTTCTGTGAGAATTTTTTAAGGTTAAATGCACTACACTCACGCAACCCACTCCCCCCTCTACCCCCTCTGTTAATACTTTCTACAGCTACCCCCTATTAAGAATAATTCTCACACGATAACAATTATCATTTACACCTGCATATAATAATCATTAACATTCGCAACTAATAACTATTATCATTTGTATTTATATTATCATTCGCAACTATTAATTGTAGTTATAATACAAATCAAACTCATTCGCATTAACATTTAGTTTCGCAATCAATAGTTTCGCTAGTTTAAACAAGTAGTTATACGCAAGTTAATAATAAGTAATGTGCAACATAAGTGCTGTCTATATATACAGGTAGTGCTGAGACGCTCTGTAGTGCCCTGTACGGGCTGTTAACTGTTTACTCTACCCTTCCTATTCCTTCAATTAGATCGTTGAATGGCACACTATTTGCTTATATATAACACTGTATATAATAACAGTTGTTCGCTACGCTCTAATGTGCTAGTCAAGATCAGACTACTATTATATAAGGTATCATAAGAGCCAGGTTATAAGCATTCAATTTAATATAACAAAGTGTTCTTTGCATTATTTCTTGAATATAGTAGTATTAATCCCATCGACAAAGCATACAGCTTTGCATTTTTTGGGACATCATTAGTATGTTTGAAGATATTGGATTTGATGGAGATTTAAATGTTACATTGTTCTATACGCCAGAGCATATGTCCGATATGTTTGGTGATATTGTAGACCGCTCTATTTGTTGGGACATAGGTCTAGATGTTGCCTATGGTGATATGTTTGAAGAATACGAAAGAAATATGTTTTAATTGCTTGACTTCTTAAATTATACCCCTATAATATGGGGGTATAGATAAGATGTTAAAGAAAGCGTGGAGAGTGGCGTTAAACACCTCACTTGACTACTAAGGGCTAGTAGTGACGTACCAGTTTCGTCTAATAAGCTGGTGTAGGTTTGTAACTTACATTGTCTATTGTCTACGCTTCACGGTGTATACATGTAAGGCATTGTAACGGGGCATACAAACTGAAAAGCTTAGCCGGTACGATTGGGCAAGCTTCTCTCTATAATGTCACTTAGAGGGTAATCACTGGCGCTAGTGCGCTAACATTAAACAAACAATACAATCTCTATTCTATATTAACTAGGTATAATCAAGCTGCTATCACACTTTGTGTGTTGGTGTCTAGTCATGCTTAGTTAGTTGGTTTAGACATACGCATTCATTTAATAGAGTGCTTATGTATTAAGCTATTTAATTATATTGGAGAATGTCATGAACGTATTATCAATTAAAGACGGTATGAAGAAAATCAAGCTAATCAGCGAAGCTGGAAAGAAATTAGATGAACGTATCCACGCTGTCGGTGTGGCTGGTGTAGCCCATTTTTTACAGTGTGGGGACACAACTTTAATCAGTGAATTAGTCCATGCAATGCCTCGATCTGCACGTGGTAATGCTCTGAAGTTTTGGATTACAAAACACTTGAAAACCGTGAAGTGGGATGCAAATAGTCACGGCGGGAAGGGTGGCTATAAAGGTAAAATGCCTCAGATTCATAGCTTTGAGAAGATTAAGATAGTTATGGAAGCCGAAGCTAGTCCATTCTTTGAGAAAGAGGATAAAGAAGCTAGTGTGTGGAATGAAGGGCGCTATCTTGCAACTGTATTGTCTACACTAAAGAGACACAACAAAGAGCACCCTTTAAGTGAAGAGGGGGCTAAGGCTATGGCTTTAGTTGCTGGTGTTGTAACTGAGATTAATAATAAATCTAAAGTAGCCTATAGCTAGGCTAATAGGAGAGAGTGAGTATGAAACAAGGTATCAGGGCTATTCTGCTATGTCTTGGAGTTGGTGGTGTATTCATCTACACTTTAGACAATGCTTTAGATAAAGTATATGGCATTGAACATGGTGCTTTGAAGAGTGTTGAACAGCTACAAACGGAACATGTAGCTTTAACTAACAAGCGAGTACAGCGTAGGATTGATGCGTACAAACTGGAGAATCTGTAATGACTGAACAAAACAGAAAGCTTAATGAAACAATTCGTATGCATGCTGCTATTCAATGCAACAAGTATATGCAGGGAACTAAGCGCCGTACGTATTGGTCTAGTGTGTACAATACAGCTAACAATTTATTGAAGGGAGCTTAGAGATGCATAATTGTCATCACAACTTGATGAAGCTAAACAACAACTGAATAATATTCAAGAACCAGAAGGAAAGTAACATGGAACCCCTAAGCAATTTCAAGGTTGATATTAATGCCCATAAGGAGGGATAGAGTGTGGAAATATTATTTAATTGGATGTCTAGTGCTTTTAGTGTTAATTATGTGTATGGGTTTAGTAGTGTGGGCGTCACACTATCTCTCATTGCTCTTCTCTGCTATCTTTTGTATTGGATTGGGGTGGGGTTGTGGTGTTTTGTGGAAGACAAGAAAGCTGTAGATGTAGTACCTGAGTGTTGCAGAAATGTAGATTTAGAACAGAGTGAGTGTAGATGCTACTTACCTGAGAGGTTACAGACTTCTGGGGACTGGGTGTATTTAGACTGGTGTGATAAATGGTATAAGCTAGACACTGTAAAGTATAAGCTAGACGTAGGCATAGGTTTTATGTTATTTTGCGTACCTTTAGGAATCGTAGTCTGTAGCACAATACTAGGTATCATCATCGAAGCTCTTATATGGGCCCCTGTAGTCTTCTCTGTTATATTCTCCTCTGTTGGGTTGTTATTCCTAGCTCGTGGGGTTAGGAGATTACAGAAGAAGCTTAATGCTCATGTAGCTGACATTAATGCACATGTTGAAGATAAGGAATCAGACAATGGAGATAACCAGAAGTCCCAGTAAAATGTGGTGGGATGTGACATACAATGCCATTCCACTTATTCGCTTTAAAACTCGTAAAGAATGCGCTTCTTTTATTGAGAAGCATAAACATTTAATTCATTTGTAAAGGTATGCAATATGTTTCGCTATAATACACAATCCACTTTATATATTAATAGCCAAAAAACAAACTCGTATGGAGAGAAGTTATACTTAGCTGCTAAAGTCATCAATCTACCTCAAGATTGTTCTTCTATCGCTGTTGGGGAGATGAGCACGAACAGCAGTGGTAATATAGATGAACTGTATAACATGCTTAGCTGTTTAGCTAATGTTCTAACTAGACAATATGGTCTAAAGAAATGTGAAGAGGCGTATAGTTGGAAGTTTATATTATCTGCTCCAGCAGCTTGGTTTGGCGATGAAGAGCGTCGATGGAGAGATGCTAAATTATTAGGAGGATTAGCAGATAAATTAGCTATGGCTAGTAGAAATGTGCATGATGTTAACACTGTTGGGTGGACAGGGGGGGAGTTTACTATAAAAGTATTTGAAGTGTCTAAAAATACAGAGAGTGTTCCAATCCTCCCCTCTCTTCCTGAAGACCTAACAGATTATACTTATCAGCTAGTGGATAGCACCAGCAGGTCTTCTCATATTCCTGTTGCAAGAGCAACTACAGATGAATTAGAAATGGAGTGGGATTAATATGGCTATCTTAAAACAGATTGGAAGTGATGTAGAGTTCTTTGTATCTAAAGGTGGTGAGGTTGGTAGTGCCATCGGACTAATAGGGGGTAGTAAAAGCACCCCTGTTCTAGTGGAGCATGGCAATCTACAAGAGGATAATGTGTTGGCTGAAATGGCTATAGATCCTTGTGATGATGTAGATGCTTGGCAAACCAAGCTTAGTGTGGTTAAAAACAAGCTATCATCAGTGTTAGCCTCCCAAGGGTATGTAACAGTGACTAAGAGTAGTCATCATTACACCAAAGAGCAGTTGCTAGGTTGGGGTGGTATGGCCATGGAGATGGGCTGTATGCCAGATTTCAATGTATACACACAAGAGGAGAATCCAAAACCTTCAGCAAGAACTGTTCTAAGAACAGCAGCAGGACATGTACACTTTAGCTATGTAAACCCTTCTCTAGAAGAGACTACAAATATAGTTAAATGTTTAGATGCTACGCTAGGCTTGTGGAGTGTAATCACTGATCGTGATTTGTTTCGCCGCAACTTATATGGAAAAGCTGGTTGTTGTCGTATAAAAGAATATGGAGGAGAATATCGCACGTTAGGTAATTTCTGGACTTCCAACTTTGCACGACAGCGGTATGTATTTGATGTTACAAAGCTATGTGTGGAGCAGCATGGAGTGTTATTACCAAAGCTTCGTTTGTTAGCTAAAGAAGCCACTGTTATTGATATTATAAATAACAGTGATGTAGAAAGGGCACAAGTGTTGATGCCTTCTATTGAAACTATTATTCATAACGCTCTTAGCAAGGGGGACGGATATGCTTGAGGAGATGACTGTAGATGATAGGAATGCCAGCTATGCTGAAACCTATTGCCTGCTAGAAAGTGATAATCTATCCACACTAACCACTGTTAGAATACAGCACTTTACTAGTGAAGATGAGGCTGTGGTTATAGATATAGAAGGTATGGAATACAGAGTAGGTATAAATAGGCTACGTCTAGTTAATTCTGATTTAGGTATGTTTAGACATAGCGATAACTCTATCTATTATGTAGCTAGAGTGGCCCAGCGTCAATGGCGTAGGGGGTTGAGAAACTCTACCCTATTCTCGTATAAGCTGTCAGAGGATGGCTCTATACGCCCTGTTAGTGTACCTTCTATCTTCTGTATGGCTATTGCCTCTCACTTCCTACCACCGAATAGAGAGCTTGGAGAGGGTGTTATAAACAGAGACTTTGCTGTTGTTGGTGACATATTATGGTTTAGAACTCTACCTGTAGGTGGAGTTGTTAGTCATACAGATAAGATAATTAAACCTAAAACTAAACTAAAACTTCCTGACTTAGAGGGGTGGAGTTATGAATACAGTGAGTGAGGTGTTTGGTCATCCACTGCCTAGTCCTAATAAAGAAGTGTTTATGGGATTGGAATTAGAGGTGGAAGGTTGGGATGAATTTGCTAGAGTACCTGATAGATTTCTAGATACTTGGAACATAATCCCTGACCACTCTCTACGCAATAATGGTATAGAGTTTGTACATAAAGCCCCTTTACGAGGGGAAGAGTTGAGTGTTAGTGTTGATGCTTTGAGTGAAGTATTGTCTACATTTAGTAATCTATCTCTATCACATAGATGCTCATTGCATTGTCATATTGATTGTAGAGATATGACTGTTGTGCAGATAGAATCCCTCTATCGTATATACACTATGCTAGAACCTGCCTTGTATTATGTAGGGGTGAAGGATAGATATGACAATATCTATTGTCCAGGCCTATCTCATGCCACTGAGCAAGTTAAGCAATCAGGAGTTTGCTTTGCCTCTAGAGATATGCATAGATTTATTAGGCATGGATGTAAGTATACAGGGTTTAATTTCCTACCTTTAGCAGAACAAGGTAGTGTGGAAATTAGAACACATAGCGGCACGCTCAAT